GCTTTTTTTCCTAAGCAGGATATGTCGGAGATTTATGTTAAGGGCTGGAATGCTGACGGAACAATTAGAACGATTGTGTATAAGCCTTATACAGCCCCTAAAGATAATCAGACAGTAAATTCTATGCCTGATGCAGAAAATGCTAAATTTACCCTATCAGATGAAAGCACACAGCTATTTCTGAATAAGTTTAAGGAATTGTCAGAGAAAATAGGGCAGTTGGAAGATAGATTTGATAAATCTTTAGGAACGCAAAGAAAAACTTCAAGAACTCAAAGCAAAGGCGGTGATGAAGAATGAACCCAATTAACATTTTTCAGATGATGAAAGCTGGTCCGCAACAGTTCATACAACAGATAATGGGAAATAATCAGATGATGAATAATCCCATAATGAAAAATACTATGCAGATGGCGCAGCAGGGCAATATGCAAGGCATAGAGCAGATGGCTAGAAATTTATGCAAAGAAAAGGGGTTAAATGCAGATGATGTGTTTAATCAGATAAAAAGCAGATTTGGTAATTAGTAGCATATTAGATGTCTTTGCAAACTACCTAGGTGACATCTTTATGAATATATTTTTAGGAGGTAACAATATGTTTTCAAACTCAAATTGTGCCAGCGTACCATTAGTCGCTAATATTGACGGTAACGGCAATAACGGCGGATGGGCTGATGGCGGATGGCTTTGGATAATCGTTGTATTCGCATTACTCTTTGGATGGGGCAATGGTGGATTTGGCGGTTTTGGTGGCAACAATGGCGGTGGCTATGTTGCAACAGCAGCTACACAGGCTGATATTCAGAGAGGATTTGATAATTCCGCAGTTATTAGCAAGTTAGATGGTATTTCTAACGGACTTTGTGATGGCTTCTACGCTATGAACAATAGCATGCTCACTGGCTTTAATGGCATTAACACAAATATTATGCAGACAGGCTATGGCATACAGCAGGCTATCAATGCTGATACAGTCGCTAATATGCAGAATACAAATGCATTACAGGCGCAGCTCGCTAACTGCTGCTGTGAAACTCGTGAAGCTATCCAAGGTGTAAACTACAACATGGCAACTAACACTTGTGCTTTACAGAACACAATGAACAATAATACAAGAGATATTATCGACAGTCAGAATGCAGGAACGCGCGCTATTCTCGATTATCTCTGCAATGAAAAAATCTCTAGCTTACAGGCAGAAAATAACGACCTTCGCAGAGCAGCTTCACAGGATCGTCAGAGTGCATTACTTACAACTCAGATAGCAGCTCAGACACAGCAGATTATCAATGCAGTAAATCCGTCTGCTATTCCAGCCTATGTTGTGCCTAATCCTAATGCTTATGCTTATGGATGTGGTTGCAATACAGGATGTGGCTGCTAAAACTGAATAATTGAGTATCTTAATCGAGTTCTTTCGAGTTTCTTTCGAGTTTCCACTCGAAGAGCTGAATACAAGATTATGTCTGCTATGCAGTATTACTTATAACCCAAGGGCAGACTATAATGTTTGCCCTTATTTTTTATGAAAGAGAGGTAAAGATAATGGAAATAACAGGAATTGCATTACAAACAGTTGCCGCCGGAGAAGATGTTGCATTTACAGAAACAGCAGTAAATGGAACAAAATGTATAGTCCACAGACAGGGAAGTGGAATTATAAAGCTAAGAGGTATTACAAATCAGTGCAAAGCTAGATTTTTGGCATCTTATAGCGGTAACATTCAGATACCTACAGGCGGTACAGTTGGAGCTATATCACTTGCCATTGCAGTAGATGGAGAGCCTTTACAGTCAACAAGAATGGTCGTTACACCTGCCGCAGTTGAGAATTTATTTAACGTATCGGCACAGGCATATATTGATGTACCTTGTGGCTGTTGCAGTACAGTAGCGGTGCAGAATACATCAGCACAGGCTATTGAAGTTCAGAACAGTAATTTGATTGCAGTAAGGGAGGCTTGATATTATGCATAAATGGGCTAAACAGATTATGGAATGTGTCAAGGCAAAAGTTGAAGCAATCGGATTAGATAGCTTTGAGGGGCAGAACCTTGACGATTTAAAGGACTTTACGGAAATAGCGAAGAATATAGCTTGTTTTGACAAGGATTACAGAATTGTTGAAGCTATGGAAAAGTCAGAAGATAATGAGGATATTATGCGTATGATTGAACAGTACGAAGATTATCCGGACAGAAGATATTACGACCACTACTGCTATGCAAATGGCAGATTCGCCCCTAAAGGCAAGGGAACATACCGCAGGGGATATGAAGAACCGCCTTATATGCACATGTACCCAGAATCAGAGCATATGAGAGATATGGATAGAGATTATGGCAAGATGTATTATACAGAGCCAATGTCTGAAAGTAATTACGACAGAGCAAAGAGAAACTACACAGAAACTAAGGAAATGCACAGTGGCACTACGCCAGAGGATAAAGAACAAAGGATGAAAGCGTTAGATAAATACATCAAAACTGTCACTAACGAAATAATTAAAATAGTTAGTGATAACGCAACAACCGAAGAAAAGAGTTTAATTAAGAATAATATGAATAATCTTATGTCAAAATTCTAAGATTAAGGGCTATGAGTAGCAATATTCATAGCCTGTTTTTGCACATTGATAACTGAATATTGGCTAGTGAAAAAATATTTTAAAATAATGCTTGACAATAAGGTGTGACATAAATATAATAAAGGTGTGACAAGAAAGGAAGTGATGTTTATGTCACCAGCAGGCAGACCTAAAGCTGATAATCCGAAGTCAAGTAGATTTAGTATCAGACTTGATGAAGAAACAGAAAGAAAGCTGAAAATCTATTGTGAACAGCACGATATCACAAAAGGTGAAGCTATCAGAAGAGGAATACATCTGCTTTTAGCTAAAGAAAAAGAGTAGTTGTAACCAAGCACGATAAACAACTACTCTTGCCAATTCCACAGGGAACATAAATATATTACTATGTTTCTAATGGGATTGCAAGCAGACAATATAGAGATTGTAACAAAAAATAAAATACAAATAAAATAACCAAAAGCACGATAAAAAATAGATAGCGATTATACAAAAGATGAAACAATCTCTGTATTACAGCTTTATTCACAGGAGGAAATATTATGACAGCACCAATGAGTTTCAAATCAATTATGATTCCAGAATGGCAATATGACAAAATGGTTAAATCATATGATGAAGCGGTGAATAAAATCCGTGAGCTTGAAGAGGAGTTAGCAAAGTATAAGAAATGCACTAGCTTATAGAGTTATTCCTCTATGATGATTTAACAGCATTCTGGGCATAATAATAATCATCAACAGTTGGAGGAATAAACAATGTTATTAGAAACTATAAGTAATACACAGGATATGAACTACAAGACACCCATTGAGGTTGAATTAGGAATTGATGATAAGGGAATGACAACAGCAAGAAAATTGTATCAGTTTTTAGAACTTGCGCCACAGAATTACTCAAGGTGGGTTAAGTCAAACATTATTGACAATGAATTTGCCGCAGAAAATGAAGATTATTTTTACTCTTCATCAATGAAGAATGAACAAGGGAGAGGCAATTTTGCTGATGATTACAAACTAACAGCACATTTTGCTAAGAAGTTGTCTGTCAAGGGTAACGGAGAAAAAGCGGAACAGGCAAGAGAATATTTTGCAACAGTTGAGGAAAGAGTTAAGCAGAAAGTGATTGACCTTGAACAGCTTGACCCTCAAACAAAGCTGATGAACTTGCTTGTACAGCAAATATCAAGAAATGAGCTTGAACAGAAGCAACTTGCAAAAGAAGTCAGAGAAGTAAAACAGACACAGAATGCTATTGCTGAAACATTCCAAAGAGTAGATGATGTTGAGAACTTCCAGAAATGGGTCAATTCTTGCATTACAAAGATTGCTGAAAGTCCTTACTTTAACAAAGGTGATACCAGAGATAAGAGATATTCGTATGCAAGAAAAGAAAGTTACGAAAGACTAATGCAGAAAAGAAATTGCAGGCTTGATGATAGAGTTCAGAGAGCTGTCGGCAGAGCTTTGGAAGAAAGACCAGACATTAAAAAGTCTGAACTTAAGAAAATCAACAAGCTATATGTAATTGCCAACGATAAAGACCTTAAACCAGCTTATGAGTTGGTAATTAAGGAAATGATGATATGTTATTGTGTAAAGAGTGCATAACAATTAAATACATTAAGCAAACGCCACTAGCCAATATCGGTTAGTGGTTTTTGTTTTATTCAGAAAGGAGCATACAGATGATTTTTAGCATCAATGGCACAATCTGGCAAGTGCAATATAAAAATTCAAATTCGGGCGAATTAAAGCGGTCAGACGGCACAATCAGCTTAGGTGTAACTGATAGAAATACACATACAATTTATCTATCAAATGCCTTGCGTGGATTTATGCAACGCAAAGTGCTTATACACGAAGTGTGCCACGCAATCTGTATGTCCTACGATGTGTATTTGCCTATCGAACAGGAAGAAATATTGTGTGATTTTGTAGCAACTTATGGAGATGAAGTGTTTGACATTGTTGATATGGTTTTAGGAGCAGCTAGGAGAGTGGGATGATGAGTATAGATGAGTTGTTAAAGATAATTCAAAAGACTAATCCGACTATGACAAAGGAAATATTAATATATGAGCTTAGTCAATGCCGGTATTCAAGTAAAGCATTGATTTATACAGAAAAATGTTGTATTGACAGTAATGCTTAAAAATGCTATTATTTAATAGATGTAAACAATTGATAATTAATATATCATTTCACCTTAATAGAACCATAGTGGAAAGTTGCATTGATACATTTTTGTATAGGTGCAACTTATTTTATTTTAGAGGTTTTATTATGAGAGTTGTAAGATTAAAAATGTATCAAGAAATGGCTAGATTCAATAATCCATCAGCGCCAAAAGGTGCAGATTGCTACCCTTTGCCACCATTTAGCACAGTTAATGGGTTTATTCATTCAATGTGTCAATGGAAAAGGTATCATAAATTAGATTATTTTGTTACTGGCAAAGGAATTTATAATACTAAGGTGCAAAAAGAATGGCACGGTGGCTATAATTTCAACAAAATTAGCGATGAAATGCTTAAGCGTTGGGATGTTATAACAGATTATGCAGACGGAAGCCATACCGGCTGGGTTAGTACAGTTAAATATCATCTAATGCTAGTTGATTTATATACAACTATATACATCAAAGCTGATGATAGTGACATAGATGATATATACCATGCTTTACTAAATCCGCCGGTATATCCATCATTGGGCGAATATGGTGATTTATGTAAGATTGAAGCAGTAGATATTGTAGAACTTAAGGAGCTTGATAAATGTGTACCTGCTCCACTTGCTATGCAATCTTATATTCCTGTTAATAAAGGCAATTTTGCAGGAACTATATATAGAATTAATAACAAATACGAAATCATTGAGGATCTTAGGCGATTTCAGAAAGTTTCTTGTTATTTAGTGGATAAAGGGCAAGAAGTTGTGAGCAATCTTTTTGATGATGATAAGCCAATTATTTTTATAAACTAATTTAAAACCCACGGAATATAGGTAAAATTTTTCTTTACCCCCGTGGGTTGACTTTTTGTATTCACAATTTCATTTTTAAAAAATCTCAAAATTTGGTTTAGATTTTGTTTAAATCTTACTCTAAAAATTGAAAAAATTTTCTCATAAAATATAATGTGAAATTTTTGAAACCCCCGGTCATATGCAATTTTGAAATCCAAAAATCGGTTACACAGAATTTCAATTTTTGCTCCCGATTTCGTTCAAATTTGCCCTGAAAAATTGATGAAAAACTTTAATAGATTAAAGCGAATTATATAAACTTGACCGGCTGCGGTTCGTGCTTATTTTGACTTTGTGACTTTGCGATTTGCCCTGTACGGCGGTTTTATTGCGTCGGCGTAGATTTATAAACCTACAGAACAAAACAGCCTCAAAACGCTTTTAAATGCATTGTATAAAATGGGTATTATATGCCCTTGCAAGTCGTGGAAGCTGTCGCCAGTTCTGGAGAATCCACCAGAACACACGCCGCCCGACTAGGTACACTTGTACACCTGAAAAGGCATAAAAAGCCTTATATATAAGCATAGCATTATTGTATTAATTTTTCAAGGTACACAAAGAAAAGCATATAAAAATATATGCTTAATGCTTGCGGCTGGAATCGAACCAGCCAAACCAGAGGCCAAAAAGGGCGCAGATTGTACGCCCTTAATCAAGTTATTAATTGTTAAATTCATAAAATAGACCACTTTTATTATAACAAGTTGTAAGCCTTTTTAAGCCATAAAAAATATCATAGTTACAATCAAAAACAGCTTGCGGACCTGCGTATATAATTACGCTTCGCCCATTATCCCAGAAAGAAAAATCTGCTATTTTTTCAAGCTCCAAGATTTTAGCCGCCTTTTTTCCATAGATAAATATAAATTTTTCTAAATTTCCGCGGATTTCTCCAGCTGTTAAAGTGTTTAATTTTTCGTATATTGTCATATCGCAGACCTCCATATTCTTAATATTATCCCTTACAGGAAAAACCGCCGCCGGCATCGGTCCGGCTGGCATTCTCTGCGGCGGTTAAAAAACAAGATTTTTAAGTTTTAAAAATGTATCGTAACCAAACTTACAATCAGAAAAATAAATACACTCGCATAACTCTTCATATTCTCTCAGGGTATCCGCATTTTTAAATGCCTTTTTAATCTGCCTTAAAATGTGCTTTACATGTTTTTTGTCTATCATCTTTTTTCCTCTCTTTCTTTTATTCCCTTAAGGGGTAGAGCAAGCCGGGGAATCGAACCCCGGAAGCACCAACCTTGCTATTATATTGCTTCTTTTTCTTTGCTAATTTCTGCCGCAATTATTCCCTGCTCAATAAAATATCGTAATGCACTATCGCCGAAGCGTTGTATATAATATTCTGCAAGCTCCGAAGTACTAAAAGTGTCTAATGCTGTGCCGACATCGCTATAAATACCGCTGTATGTTTTAGCTCTGTTTGCTAGTGCTTTATCAATAGGGCTTTTTGGCTCTTCCTCTTTAACTCCTACAAGCCTATCAGCTCGCATTGTTCTAGCGTGTTCATTTCCGCTTTCGTCGGAAATAATAACGCATTTAACGCTTTTTCCGCTCTTGGTAGGCTCTACGCTTTTGACTGTGGAAGTGTAACCAAAATTCCAAACTGTAACCATTCCCGGCTTTAATTCTGCCGCCGGAATTGCTTTTTGTGGTGTGTGTATTCCTTGTAGTTTAATTGTTTTCATAATATCAGCCATCCTTTCATTGTTTGCCCTGTCTCATCGGTGCAGGTGGGGCAGTTCCTGCAGACCGCCGCGCGGGCGGTTTTGACTATTTCACTTGTTCTAAAATCTGTGTATATATAGACGGTTTCGATTCGTCAACTTCTTTATAGGTGCATCCGCTATATACTTTATTTGTTGACCCTTTGCAGGACTTTCTAAAACTCTTACAGTTGTAGCACATTGGGTTATACTTCAATGTTTCAATGGCTTTTCTGCGCGCCTTGCTTCTTTCTATCTGCTCATTTGTTGCAACCATTATATATTTTTTCATGTTCAAAACCTCGCTTTCGTTTTCTGGTCTACCATCATCAGAGCCACGGCGACCGGTCCGCGGCTGACGCTCCACTCTGGAGCGTTTCGGCTATGCTTTTTTAAACATTTCCCAAGGTGCTATAATTGCACCACCTTTGCAATCGGCGTATATTATAACCTCGCCATTCTTGATTATTTCGTACTTTTTAAAAGTGCATTCTATCTCATTGCCATAAATAATTTTGTCGCCTATTTTCATTTTTTGCGCCTCCTTAGTTATAATAAAAACTTTCTATTGCTGTCCTTGTAGTGCCTTTTACAACAATAGTCATTAAGTGACTAAAGCTATCCAGTGCTAAGCCGTAAGGCTCTAAATCTTTATTTAATTTATCAATTCGCCTGTCACAGCTCAAAGATAAATCTTTTGTGCTCTGGCGGTTGCAAGTTCTTTCCTCGTTTTCTAAATATGATAACCTGTCAAGGTCTGCATTCAGTCTGTAGAAGCGATTTATCAATTTTTTAGCAATATCATATTCAATATTGTATGTTTCTGTTGCTCTTCTTAGCTCTTTTTCTCTCTTTTCTGCGATTGTTAATTTTCTCATATGCTTGTACCATTTCGCCGACTGTGTTATAATCGGCTTACCTTTCTTTTTTGATTGGTGGCGGTTCGTTCTTGGTAGGGGCGACCGCCTTTTTTATTTGCAAGATTATAATATCACTTTAAAAAGAAATATGCAAGCCTTTTTATAACTTTTTTAAGAAACATTTTTATTGACTTTTAGAGCCTGCTATATTATTATAAGAAATAAATAAAACAATATAGAAAGGAGCTATCGCAATGCTTAAATATCGCTTTAATGTCGGCGACGCTTTAGAGCGTGCCGGATTTAACACATACAAAGCTAAAACAAGCGGATTATTGAGTCAAGACACGCTAAAGAAGATAAAAAACGAAGATACAAATATAAACGCTAAAAGTATAAACAATCTTTGTTTGATTCTGGACATGCAGCCGAAAGACATATTCATATATGAAGAGACAGAGGAAGAAAGAGAATTGAAAAAGAAATTGTAAAATATTTTAAAATATCACTTGCAAAAGTGATAAAGAAATGCTATTATAATGACAGAAATTAAGAAAGGACAGCCGAAAGGCTGAAAGGTGGAAAGGATGAAAACAATCGAATTATTAAACAAGGCTGTTGGACTTGGATTTAGCAGAGAAAAGGCGCTTGCAGACATAGACGCAAGTCTTGATGAAGTGATTGGAGCAGAAAACAGAAAGCCAATCGCAGAGGAAGAAATAAGCGAAGAGCTGGCAAATGATATTTTATTTGGCTTTGAATGCGAAAAAGAAAATTAATCAAGAAAGGTTAAAGGTGTGAATGTTATGGCAGTGACAAAAACATGGAAAGTATACGGAGTAGATGGACACAGGCAAAGAGAGAGCTTCGGAAAGTCTTATAAATACGATTTTTCAGAAGGTACAGACGTCAGAATTATTGAAGTTGACAACTTCGACAAAACAGGCACAAATGAATACTCAATTATTCGCATTACTAGAAACAGCTCTGAAGAATGTGAAGAGGAATTACGCGGACAGCTTTCCGATGGGATTTTTGAAAATTCCAGAGTTGGGAAAGTTGTGGAGATTTAAAATATATATTTTAAGCGGTGTATAACAGATATACACCGCTTTTTTAATGCCTATTGATTAATTATATTTATTGTGATATTATATTGCTAATAATTAAATATAAGATTTACACCCGATAATTATATAATAGTTATTGGGTGTTTTTTATTTGCATTAATAATATAATTAGCTGGAGCAGATCCAGCAGAAAGGGGAATAAACACATGGAGAAAGTACAAGAAACAGCAGACACGCCAGAAGTATTTCAAAACGACATAGAACTTTATTTATCGCAGTTCTGCGAAGAGCACAACATCGAAGACATGACCAAAGAGCCACAAAGCAGATGGAATGCCGCTCTAATGTATATTAATAAATATGTCTTTAGTGATAAAAGCATATTAAAGTTAAGTAATAATATTAATAAAAATAATACTAACTGCATAATGGATAGTAATTTTTATATGTATGATTTAGATAAATTAGAGTATATATTATATATATATTATTATTTATGTTCTGTATATGATAAAGAATGTAGTATAATGGGATATAGTTTATTGACAGGTATTAATTACGATACATTAATGGACTGGGGAGCAGATGAGAGAAAACTAAGTACAAAAGGCTTCGATATCGTGCAAAAACTGCGCATTTTTCGTGAAGAAAGTCTATCGAACAAGCTCGCAACCGGCAACAAAAACCCCGTCGGAATCCTTGCGATACTCAACCGGCACTTTGCTTGGAATTTGCCGGGTGTCAGCAGAGAAAGCACCGCAAAGGTCATTAAAACAGCCGCAGACCTTCCACAGCTCGGACCATCTGGGGACGTTCAAGGCTCTAATGTCCGTCAAATTGCACAACAAGAAATCATTGTGCAAGATGTACAAGAAATCCCACAAAGCCAGTAAACAAGCGGATTCTAGCTGTTTGGCTCACGATAACAGCATTTCGCTAAATTAGACTTTAGCGAAGTGATAAAACAGAACATTTGAACGATAAAAGTACAACAAAGCCAGTAATCAAGCGGGTTGACAGCGATTGAGTGATAATTATTTATTGCGCAATGGCTCCGCTTTGGCTGATTTCGTTGTGCAAGATATACAAACGCAGGGCGTGGGGGTTATATATACACGCATTGCACGCCCAACTAAGTCGCTTTCCCAACCCCAAAGATAAAAAGGCTTATTATATATATTTATATATACATAACCAACCAATAATAATTTATTATGTACTAGTCAACAAAAAGTAGACACCACTTTATATTTTTATACATCATTTAATGAGCATAATACTCCCTATACTGTTTTGGAGTCAGATAATTCAGAGAGTATGCCGGACGTTCTTCATTGAAGAATCTGATGTATTTCTCCACCTCATATGTTATATTTTCATTACTTGTAAGATGGAAATCATTAAATATCTCTGCTTTGATCCAACCATTGATTGCTTCCATGGCAGCGTTATCTGTTGGAGTACCAGCTCGAGACATTGAATGAACTATGTTATATAGTGGCAATAATTCATTGAAACTTTTTGAAGAATATACAGATCCTTGATCAGTATGTAACACCATTTCAAGATCTGGATTTTTCTTCTTAAGTTCAATTAATCCTTCTAACCCGTGAATATATGTCATACGATCACCTTTTCGTGATGAAAGTGAATATGAAAGTATTTCATTGTTCCATAAATCCATAAAAAGTGTTAGTTCATAATAACTTCCCTTTAAATGAAATGCGGTCATATCACTTACAACACACTGTAAAGGTCCTGTTATATCTAATCCTGTCAGTAGAAGATTTGGATAAATGCGATAAGGATCTCCTGGCTTTTTGTATCGATAATGCTTGGAAACACTTGCTATGCCCGCTGTTTTACATAGCTTATGAGCATACTGATCTGATACCATAAGTCCTGTATCCAGACGAATTTTTGCATTTAACCATCTATATCCATGTGATGGATATTTACTATGATATTCCTTAAATAATATAAGATTGGATACTAAAGTTTTTAATTTGTCAGAAGGTTTTTCTAAACGTTTTTTCCATTTATAAAATCCACTTCTGTTAATATCCAGAACATCACATAGATGCTTAACAGGAAATTGAGATGACATTTCCATTATGATTTCGTATTCTTGTTGTTTAAAATACTGTACTCCTTGTTTGCACCAGCTCCTTTCACTTCGTATCCTTTTTTTGCCCTTAATTCATTCGCTTTAGCTATAATAAGTTCATTTATTAATTCTTCTTTGGACATAGCCATATATGTATCAATGTCAGGTGAAGACAATGATTTTAAGACTGCTGAATTTTTCATTTTAGGCACTGTATTAGCAAGAGGAATTCCTTGTGCTTTCTTATAATCTGTCATGTATTTATGTGCACAGGATTCACTAAGACCATAAATCTCCATAACCTCTTTATAAGTAATCTCGTGTAAATACATACGTCGTCCTATATCCATTCTTTCTTCTAAACTGTGCTTCATGTGACACCTCCATGATTCCATTATTGTATAAGTGACTACCTTATAAAAAATGGTACTCTTATATATAAATAATGTCTACAATAATTGGGTTGGTGTCTACTTTTAGATTACCACTTCATTAAACTATATACAATAACCATTATATTTATTAATATATAGCTTTGATAATAACCCATATAATATAATCAATAAATCTACTGTACAAATCTGATAGATAGGTGTATAATAGACACATCTTAATTATTCACAAGATATTCAATAAATACACACATCAAAACGGCTAATTCAGCCGAGTAAATTCCAAAAAATTTCAAAAAATAAAAAAGAGTTAGGAGTTAGAAATGCAGGGAGCAGAGTATCAGGCTTTGATGCGTACTAACGATAAAAAGTCTACAGATAGGCTTCTGAACAAGATTAATGGTTTAAAGATTGGCAATCGCGGTGAAGATACGCCGGAGATTGAATTAGGCGGTGTTCTTAATGCTGCATTAGGTTTATCTGGAGAGGTTGGAGAACTTAACGACATGCTTAAGAAATGGATTTTCCATGAAAAGCAGTTAGATGCTGAACACCTAAAGCGCGAAATCAGCGATGTATGTTGGTACTTAGCTTTGATGTGCGATTCTTTCGAGTTCAGTTTTGATGAAATCATGCAGATTAACATTGATAAACTGAAAGCAAGATATCCAGAGGGATTTGATACTTACAGAGCTAATCATAGACAGGCAGGTGATGTTTAATGAATAACATTCAAATTAGTGGATATTGTGCTGATTGCACAAACAAATCATTGCTATTTAGCACAGAGCCATGTAAAAGCTGCGTTAATAATGGTGGCGAGGAAGATAATTTTACTCCACTCAAAGACGTTGCACCTAGCATCAATGAAAAGCCGGTAAATGACAATGTTAACCATCCAAGTCACTACGCAACCGGTAAATATGAGTGCATAGATGTTATGCTTGAGATATTCGGTGTTGAAGCTGTTAAAACATTCTGCTTGCTTAATGCTTTTAAGTATAACTACCGCACTGGCAACAAGAATGGCTTAGAGGATATTAAAAAAGCCAAGTGGTACATTGACAAATACATAGAATTGTCAGAATAGCCACTTAATGCACCATAGCCAAGCGGTAAGGCACAGAGCTTTGACCTCTGTATGCGTCGGTTCGAATCCGACTGGTGTAGTTTGTCTTACTTTTATCGCAGACTACCATCAAACTGTTTTGCATTTTACAGGGTAGTCCTCCTTTCATGTACTTTCTTGGAGATTTAGTTAAGAGTGGTGCAAGACCACTCGGAAAGGCTTACCTCATACAGAGGTGTGAAAATCAACTTATCAAGGTTCTTCTCAATATCCCCCAAAATATTATTGCATTTTCCCTTGATAGCCGTTACAAGCGGTATTTGCCGATATGGGATAAAGGTATTCCAGTAGCTTGCTAAGCTATCCAACAGAAATGTTGTTCGTGTTCGATTCACGATATCGGCGTTTTGAAAGCACTTCTTAGGTCTGCGTGCGTAATGCTGTTTGCGGACTTATCCTAGGTTAAGAGGCGTAAGTAAGTTGCTATAAGTGGTGCCGTAAGGTTCGATTCCTTACATAGCAATTACAACAAACTAGGTTAGCTACTGAAAAGCAGACCACGACTGCCTGTTTGTTGTTATATTTAAAATCGTGGGAATTATCATTCGTGGAGGTAAAAATGGGAAAGTTAATTAAACATCGTTCAATCGGAAAAATAAGAATGGAGCTTGTAGATTATGTGCTGAATTGCACAGATGATGAATTGTACGAGCTTTGTGGTGCTGTTTCAGAACTTAAAGGCGTAACATCTTGGTCTTGTGATGAATGTCAAAAACGATTTAAGCCAGATTGTAGCTTTGACAGTGACGAATCAAGATGTAAGAAGCATTTCTTTGAGATGAACAAGCCAGAATAATATTGGTAAAATCAGTTGCCTAGTGATTGCAACACGAAAAGAGTAACCTACGAACTCCTGGTAACTGTTTTTATATAAATCGTAGGGTTATCTATCGTAGGAGGTAAAATATGGCAGACATAAAAATTAAAAAAGCAGTAATTAGAGAAGATTTATTATCAATAACAAACGATTATAGAAAAGCAATCATTCTCAATCAGTTTATCTATTGGTCTGAAAGAGTTTCAGATGCCGATAAGTTTATCAAAAAAGAGAATGAGATTGCAAAGAGCAATGGAGAAGAGGAAAGAGAGCTTTTCTATGGTTGGATATATAAAACCGCCGAGGAATTAGCTGATGAGGTTATGTTAGGTTTATCTGCAAGCCAGATAAGAAGATACATCAGTGATTTGGTGGATATGGGTTATATCTCAAAGCGAAATAACCCTAAATATAAGTGGGATAGAACATTGCAATATAGGGTAAATCTTGTAAATATTGCAAAAGACCTTAAAAAGAATGGTTATCCATTAAGTGATTATAAAATTGAAATCCCAGAAAATGAAAAAACCATTACGCACGAGTGCGCAATCAATAATGAGCCAATGAAAAATCAAACACAAGCTAGTGGCGAAGCAATACCAGATAATACTAACATAGATTACTTAAACAGAGATTATAATTCAGAAATTACTAATAAGGACAATACATCAATTAACATTGATGGAGAGGTACATACATCGTTTTCAGAGAAACCGACGGCAAGAGCTGTCACAAGAGATGAAATGTTGCTTAAAGAAAAAGATATGGTTGATAGGTTCAATAACATCTGTGACAACAACATAGATAATTCAGCTATATGCGATTGCGTTAAGGATGGATTTAAGATGTATATGCAGCTATATGAAATCTATTTCCGCAAAGTACACCCAATACTTACAGATAAGACGTTAAAGAATGTATGTTTTGTCCTATCGACTATCACAGATACAGAACACGGACATTTCGACGCTGACGATATATACGAAACAGACGATAAAGGCATTACAGTTTTACAGAGAATGATTAACGACCATTTCATCAGAGAACATAGAGAAAGCACCAACTACTCAATAACACATTTTGCCAATGCTGAATATCTTGGCAAGCTGGCAAATAGATTTATAGAAATGTAAAGGAACAATGTTTATGAAATTGATATTAGGCATAGTGTTACTGATATGGGTTTATTACAATATCAAATACATTGAGAGAGAAGATATATCTATTGCAACAGCTGTTAAAGAGGGAATGTCGATAATAATATGTTTACTGACAGCTATATTGGCGATTATGATACAGAAAATGATGTAAAACAGACAAGGAGTGATTATTATGGCTATGGGCGTACACCCACTAAACAAAGATAAGTTTTATGAAGCAATTAACCTGTACATATCGGGACAGGCTTCACAAGTAAAGGCGGCAAAAGTAGCAGGTTGTAGCGTACCGACATTTAAGAAATATGCTAACAAGATTTATGGCGGCGAGGAATTACCAGATAATTTATGGGGGAAGAATGATGATTAAGAGAATTGTTAATCGCTGGATAAGACGCAAGACAAAGAATTTAACAAGAATACCATTGTTTATGATGACATTTAACTATCGTAAATATAAAGCAGACGGCAAGAAAGACAGTTGTATGTTTTACGCACACCCAGATATTGCCAATGATGAATTTGTGAAAAGCAAATTACAGGAAGTTGTTGACCATATCAGAGATAACTATGATTTGGATATATTTACGAAGATTTGAGGTGTAATATGAAAGATTGTTCAATTTGCAAATATTGTGATGAGGATTTTATTTTTGATGAAGAAACGGGAGAAGAATATCCGTTTTATGGATGCCAAAAAGGGAATAATACATCACTTGATTATAAGTGTAAAGACTTTGAACAATACAAACCGAAAAAATATAAAGAGAAAAATACCGAATGCGATATATGTGAATACAGAGAAAAATGTGCAAAATATAGTTCTGGGATAGACTGTACAACCTACAGAGATACAAAAATACATATTATTTATCCGCAAGACAAATGTATTAAAAGGGCAAAAGAACTAGGTGTTGAGATACCTAAAGATATTGGAAACTATTTTAAGAAATATGAGGTTGAGGTGTAATATGTGTAAATTTTGCGAGGAAAAATTTCCTGTCATAACACATTATGGCAAGTTTAAGATTGATAAGTTGTCAAATAAACCTGTAATTACATGCAACTTGAATAAATGTCCGTCCTTTGCAGTGTGTAGTAGTAAAGATATGAATGTTGAAATGGTAATGAAAATAGCTTATTGCCCTATCTGCGGCAGAAAGTTGGTGGAAGAATGAATGAATTTTTAAAATTTTTTGACGATAAAGCAAAAGACTTTCCGATGCATCTTGAAATTACTTATAGCAAAATATGTGATTGGAATATTTTAATTTATAAAAAAGGCTGTGCTGATGATTACCCTAAAGCTAGGTGTAATGGCGAAGATGTAGTAATTGTCGATGAAAATGATGGTGACATGGAACTTTGCTTTGCTAAGGCACATGTAGAGCTGAAAGAATGGCTTTCGGAATTTAATGGCGGATATTAAGGCGGTAGAAGAATGAAACATCAAAAAGAATGGCACACTTGCGACAGGTGCGGTGCGGAAATAAACGAAAATGAAAGAAGTATGTTTCTGAAAAAGGTTTATAGAATAAGCGGACTTTTAGTTAGAAAATATGCTTATGAAAAGGTAAATGCCTTTGATTTATGCCCTAATTGTAGAAAAGATTTTGAGAGGTTTATGAGGAATGAATAATATTGACAATCCTTTATCAGGGTATCAATCGCCGCCCGAAGAAGCATTGGGAAATTTTGGAATAGATATTTCAAGAGAAGTAGTAGAAAAATATGCTTTGAAAAAGTTTGGCAGACTGCCACAAAGCCATATTGAAATGACTTTCGCTAGGGATTCTAAAATAATTGAGGAAACAAGGAGATTTATGAAGAATGAATAGTGCTTTTACGATTATGTTTTTAATTGTGATTATAGTAGCTGTGGCACTTATGATATCTATATGCATTGCAGGAACAGTGTTTTTGCTTGAAAAAACAGGAATGCTTGATGTATTCAGAGAGATTATCAAAAAGGATAGGAAGTGATTTTATGAAAATAATTAAACAAGGCAATTTGAACATAGCCAGAAAACCACTAAGGTTTGAATGTAAGAATTGTGGAACGATTTTTGAAGCGATCAAACAAGAATATATATACTGTGGTGACCAACGAGAGGGCGATAACTGGAAGTGTGAATGTCCTTTGTGCCGCGGAGCGGTATATTACAACTAAAACGATATTACCGACTACGGACTAATTGTAGCCGCTAACCTTAGAAAGCTAAAGGCTGATAAAACATAGAAAAGGAGATAGAGAACATGAAGAAGTTATTTGTAAGTGTGCCGATGAAAGGCAGAACAGAGGAAGAAATCAAAGCAAGTATTCAGAAGATGAAAAAGATTGCTGAAATATACGAGGGCGAAGAATTAGAGCTTATCGACAGCTACATTGAGGATAACCCACCCAAAGATAGCAAAGAAGCCGTATGGTATTTAGGTGAAAGCCTTAAGAAGCTGGCACAGGCTGATGTGTTTATTGGAATATGTGAGAGCTATGATTGGAATGGCTGCTATATCGAAAGAAAAACAGCAGAAAGATATGGCGTTAAAATGCACATGATTTTTGCAGAAGGTATAATAAATAATTATGATAAATATGTCGAGGAAACATTAGGAATCACAAGTTCTTCTCTTGAATTAAAGTCTTGTAGCTGTAGTATAGAAAGCTATTTATAATTACTTAATTACCGGCTGACAAATAGAGTTAGTCGCTACCCTAAAACAGTTATAGGCAGAGGTCTATAAGCACCTTTGCTGAAAAGTGGAGGTGCTTTTCTTATGGCTAGTCAGAGCCTTATTTCTACAATTAATGGATATGAAAATTACATAGAGAAAAATGGAATAGATGAACAGGTAATTAATGCCTATGTAGACGCTTGCAGTGTAGCCATAAACGGCGAGAAAGATATTGAGTATGGACTACAACTCACTAAGAGGGCAAAAGAGCTTATAGAGGGCTTTTGCGCGGCTAAAACAGGTGGAACGATATGGGATTTAGAAAAGTATGCGTTTGCAAATAAAACGGAATATGAGCTGATTAATTGGTTTTATGATATTTTACTGATTGAAGCACAACACAAAGTTGTTGATAGTTTTTTTAGATACATAGAAAAGAAACGTGAACCTAAAGAAAGATTCTATATGCCGAGAAGAAAACAGTTTATCAAAATAGGCTTAATAGAAGCATTACAAGGCATGATTGATGATAAATATGATATTTTATGTATTTCTCTCCCACCCGGAACAGGAAAAACCACAATCGAAAAGTTTTTCCATTCTGCGGTTATAGGTTGGTACTCAAACGGATATAACCTTTTTTATTCACACAGCGGAGACATTACACGAATGTATTATGATGGAGTATACGATATTGTCACAAACGCTGACGAGTATACATGGGGAGAAGTGTTCCCTGGACTTGAAGTAACAAGTACAAATGCAAAACTTGAACAGTTTAACGTAGGAAAATATAAGCCATTTCAATCTGTACAATGTACATCTGTCGGCAGTAAAAATGCCGGTAAAGTCAGAGCCAATAAATTTCTGCTAGTTGATGATATGATAGGCGGCATTGAAGAAGCACTAAACCCAACCTATCTTGATAAATTGTGGGATAAATATGCAGTAGATGCACGACAAAGAAAGATACCGGATGAGGATGGAAACCCATGTAAAGAAATACATATTGCTACAAGGTGGAGCGTTAGAGACGTAATAGGACGTATTATACAAGCTTATGAGGGAAACAAACGAGTTAAAGTAATATCCGTACCTGATGTAGACCCAGTAACAGGAGAAAGTAATTTTGACTTTGAATTTGGTGGCTATACAGTAAAGGATTTTGAAGATATTCAGCTGCTTATGGATGAAATCTCATATCGCTGTCTGTATAAACAAGACCCTATAGAACGTGAGGGCTTATTATTCCCGGACGATAAAATCCGCAGATACCTTAATCTGCCACACGGAGAACCAGAAATTATCACAGCTCAATGCGATACTAAGGGCAAAGGTACGGATTACTTTGTACTACCGGTATTACAGAAATACGGAGAAGATTATTACTGCATTGATTGTGTATGCGATAACACAGCGGATTATGAAGAACAATACAGAAATGCCGCAGCAGTACTTGTGAATAATAAAGTACAAGAGTGTGAATTTGAACGTAATGCTGGCGGTGATAGAGTGGCTATGGAAGTTAATAAGCGTGTTGAGAGTGTAGGTTGGATATGTAACATTACTGATACACCGACCGAAACGAATAAGGAAGCAAGGATATTCCAATGTTCTAACTGGATATTACAACATATTATTTTTAAAGACGCATCACTTTATAAGCCTAATGAGCCATACGGAGTGATGATGTCACTGTTAAAGCAATATTCGGTATCAGGCAAAAAACAATTAGATGATGTTCCAGATGTTTTCTCAAACTTTGCACTAAGAATGACACAAGGTAATAGAACAGCTAAAGTTGAAGCTGCTATAAATCCATTTAGGAGGTATTAATTTATTATGACAACTAAAGACTATCTTAATCAAATAAGTTATTACAACAAGATAATTGATAATAAATTGATAGAAATAACACAGTATAAAGAATTATCATACAGCATTTCAGCGGTTGTTAATGAAGAAAGGGTCATGTCATCATCAGATCCGGACAAAACAGGCTGTGGATATGTCAGACTTGAACAAATGGAAGAAAGCCTTGACAAGCTTATAGACAAATACATTGATGTAAAAAATAAAATAATAGAGCAGTTAGAACAGATAAACAATGAAGATTATTATACAGTATTGTTTCTAAGATATGTCAGAAAATTCACGTTTGAAAAAATTGCAAATGAAACAGGCTGGTGCTGGCGACAAGTACATAGAATACATGCTAAAGCACTACAAGCCTTTGAAGACAAATATGGAAGTGAATATTTGTAAAAGATGTCATAGAATGTCACATTGCCGGCGTGGTATAGTATATCTGTAAGAAGTCACAAAGATGTTTCTTCATAAACACATCCTTATCGGAAGCACCGTTGCTTAATTGCGGCGGTGCTTTTGTTATGCAATGAGGTAGAGATATGAATTTTTATATGAATAAAGATAAATCAATAATGTGTCCGAACTGCCACAAGTTCTTAACTAAGGCAGACAGCAAAGATCCACGAACACATAAGTTAGCGTGCAAGCATTGCCACAAATGGATTTGGTATGTGCCTAACGATGATGATAATTTTCAAATTAAGGAAATACCACAAAGCAGAAGTTCAAGCGGTATGACATTTTATTAGGAGCAAGATATGAACACAATGTATTTTCAAGACCTTGTTAGAGGTTGTTATGGTAGAAAAATCGCATATACGAATGTAGGTACAATAACTGCTAACAATGTTGTTAAGGTTATTGGAAGTACTATAGGTGTATTTAATTGGAATAAGCCAGTTATTAAGTATCTGTGGAATTACTACAAGGGCGACCAACCTGTTTTATACAGAACCAAGCTGTCTAATGAAGATATAATTAATAAAATTGTCGAGAACCACGCTTATGAATGGGTTCAATTCAAGGTAGGACAAAGCTATGGCGAGCCAATCCAGTTTATTAGCCGCAAAGATGATGAAACTATCAATAAAGCGGTTGATAAACTTAATGATTTTATGACAGATGCCAATAAGCAAGAAAAAGATATTAAAGCTGGAGAGTGGCAGTCGGCAACAGGAACATCTTTTAAAGCAGCCCAACCTAAAAAAGGAGATGTACCATTCAGAATTGTAGCACCTACGCCCCTTAATACTTATGCTATTTATAATGAGAGTACTGAAGAACAGATACTTGTTGTGCAGGAACTTAAAGACGAAGATGGAAACTGGTATAAGATGGCATTTTCAGACACTATGTCTTTCAGAATTGTTGACAGCAAAGTAGTTGAAGCAAAACTACATACATATGGCGAAATCCCTATTGTAGAATTTCCGAATAATCACGAAAGACTTTCTGACATTGAACTTATTATAGGTATGCTTGATGCAACCAATAATATGCAGTCCAACAGAATGGATAGCATACAGCAGTTTGTTGAATATTGGGTTAAGTTCGTGAATTGTGAAGTCGACGAAGAGACTTTTAAAAAAATGAAAGAAAACCATGCATTGGTTGTTAAGTCAATGAATAAAGATAACAAGTCTGATGTCGATATTATGACACAGGAGCTTAATCAAACGCAAAGCCAAGTAGCCAAAGAGGATTTTGTAGACAATGCTTTATCTATATTGGCTATTCCAAACAAACAAGGTAATACAGGTGGAGACACACAGGGAGCGGTTGAGCTTAGAAATGGGTGGGATTTCTCAAAATCAAGAGCAAAATTAAAAGACCCTCTTATCAAATCATGTGAAAAGCGTCTGGCTGTAGTGGTTCTTAACATCTTGAGACTTGCAGGAGAAGACTTAAAACTATCGGTTAGAGATTTTGATGTGCAGATAAATCACAGTCCACAGGATAATATGTATACCAAGGCGCAGACGCTTACAGTGTTGCTTCAAAGCGGCATACACCCACTTATAGCAATTAAGACAGTTGGTTTATGGGGAGATGCAGAAAAGACATTCCTTTTATCAAAACCATATCTTGATAATATATACAAGACTATTGATGATGTGGAAGCACAAGAACAAAAAGCACAAGAGATAGTTAATCAATTTAATAATAATCAGCAAAATAAGGCAGTTATCGAATAATCGGTAGCTGCTTTTATTTTATACATTTTGCAGCTATGCGGTAAATAGCAGAAGAACACAGCAGGAGCGACCTGCGGTAACAAAAGCGTGTGTTTAACGGAGGTAATTATGACAAGAGAAGATGTATTAAAACTTTTCCCAGAGGCAACAGACGAACAGATTACCAATCTTCTTAATCAGAACAATTCAGAAGTTGCAAAGGAAAAGAACAAGGTAAGCCAGTACAAGGCTAAAGCTGACACAGCAGACGACTTACAGAAACAGCTTGATGAAATACAGGCTGGCAATATGACAGAGCTCGAAAAGGCAAATAAAGCCTTAGAGACAGCTAATCAGCAGATAACGGATTTACAGAAATCTAACGCTATCAGAGACCAGAGGGAAGCAGCTATGACTAATTTTAAGATTACTGCTGAACAGGCAAAGACAGTTGTTAAAGATGATGGAAGCCTTGATTACACCGAACTTGGCAAGATTATGTCCGAGAAAGAAACAGCTGCGGCACAAGCCAAGGAACAGGAGATTGCTAAACATCAGGATATTCCGGGCGGTGGTAGTGCTGGCGGCAGTAACAAAGAAAAGACAGCAGATGTGAAAAATGCTGAACAGATTAGTTTCGGCAATCCGGCAGCAAACGCAGAAGCTAAAAATTATTATGTAGTTTAAACAGGAGGTAGAACGATGGGAAAGCCAATCGTAAGAGACTTTACACAAGGTAAAGGAATTTTAAAGTTTTTTCCTTATGAGGGAGCAGCATGTGTGATTAAGCAGTCTACTGTATCACAGGCAGATACTAACGGAAGAAAAATCGTACCAGCCGGTACACCTTATCCATCCAATGATGAAAATTGCCTTGGTTATCTTCTTGAGGATGTAGATGTAACACAGGGCGATGCACCAGGAACATATGTATACCAAGGAACAATCGACTGGGAAAAAGTTAAAAACCTTTCGCCAGCAATTGCAGACGCAGCCAGAAAAGCAACACCAAGAGTGACATTCTATGGTGCAACAGCATTATCACAGGAATAACAGGAGGTAAATAACTATGGCATTACCATTAGCAGAAGCATTTACAGCGAGAAGCCTCGGCGTAATGTGGAATAACTATGAAAAGACATTAGGTTCTGCCCCTTATCTTGGCAGACAGAAGTTTGGAACAAGAAAGCAGGACAGCTTAGACCTTAGATTTATTAAGGGCAAAAGCGGACTTCCTGTATCATTAAAAGCATCTAATTTTGACGCACAGGCAGAGTTAAGAGATGTTGGTGGATTCTCTGACATTCAGAATGAAATGCCTTTCTATCGTGAATCTTATATGGTCACAGAAAAAGAAGAACAGGAATACGATAATTATAGAAGTGCTGAAAACCCTAACCTTGCTAACAATGTATTAAGAGAAATCAGCAAAAAGCCTATGATGTTAATTGAGGGAGCAAGGGTTGTTCCAGAAAGACAGATTTGGCAGTTACTTGCACCAACAGACGGCGTACCTAAGATTGATGTACAGATAGGTAAAAATAAGTTTACTGTCGAATATACATCAGACAGCGGCACAGAGCATAAGAAAGACCATTTTGTTGATATTACAAATGGCGGAGCTGCTACTACAGATAAGTGGAGTGCATCAGAAACAGCAACACCACTTGATGACCTTATCCAGATAAGAAGAGATTTTGCTAAGAAAACAGGATATTCTCTTACAAGATTCACTATGAATACAGAAACTTGGGAATTAGTTCTTAAGGCAGAAGATACAAAAAAGCAGGTGCTTGGTATTACTGCTTACAATGGCGGTATTAGATTACAGCAGGCACAGGTAACAGAATATCTTAGAGGATATGGTATCGAAATCGAAGTATACGATAAGTTATACATTGATGAGAATGGACAGACACAGTACTTTGTGCCAACAAATATTGTTTCTGCACAGTCTGGTGGCGTATATCTTGGTGATTATGTATTTGGTAAGACACCAGAGGAAAGAAGCGGCAGTATTACAGATGGAAACCTTTCTATTGTAGAAACTGGTATATCTGTATACACATACGCGACTAACCACCCAATCAATACACATTGTGTTGTATCTATGATTGGACTTCCTACATTTGAGGGTATGGATAGTACAGTAGTAATCAAGGTTGCGTAGGAGGTAGCTTATGATTGCACAGAATGTAATTAAGTTTAATGGCAAATGGTATAACGCAGGAGATGAAGTTCCCGAAGAGGGGGCTTTTTTAAGTTATAGCAAAACAGCCATTAACCGCATGTCTACATCTGATTTACAGCTGCTTGCGACAGAACAAGGTATAGACAACGCAGAAGAACTTACAGGAGCAGAGTTAAAGAAACTGTTAATTGAAAAGTTGGGATTATAGGAGCTGAAATTATGGAATACACCGCATTGGAGCAAACTAAAATCAGACTTAAACAATTTCACATTGATACAGTCACAAATGATGATGAAACAACATCTGATGTGGTAGTGTTCGATAACAAAGAAGATAATCCAATAATCGAACAGCTTATCAAGCAGGCTACAGAAGATGTAAAGGCAAGAAGAAATTACCCTGACAGCTACACAGACGAAATGATAACCGAGGACTTAAAGAAGTTTGAGAGTGTTATCGTTAATCTGGCTGTGTATGACCATTCACAAGCTGGTGAGAACTACATGGCGAGTATGAATGAGGGTGGTGTCAACAGAACTTGGAGAAATAGAGATAGCTTGTTTGTCGGGGTATTTCCGTTTGCTAAAGTATTATAACGCCTATAGGGCATTACAGAATATTAAAGAAGATTGTGCGTTACCAATACGGTAGCAGGCGGCACACATTAAGGGTGGTGGGCGGTGTGCCATTATTAATTATGAAAGGCGGTATATCAATGCCAATAGCAGTAATTATAAGCATTATTTCAGTTGCTTTTTCCGTCTTTTTCGGACTATTTACGTTGGGATTTAATCTTAAGAACAACAAAAAGTCTGACAATGCAGAACTTACAGAGCGTGTAAAAGAAAATACACGCATAAATATGAAACTTGACACAATATCAAGCAATACAACAGAGATAAAGAACGAAGTTACAGAAATGAGAAAAGAACTTAATTCTCACGATAACAGGATTATTAAGGTTGAGGAAAGCGTAAAGTCGGCACACCACCGAATAGACGGATTGGAAGCACGACTCAATGAAGATAAGGAGGTATAGCAGAATGGATATAACATCGGTAACAACAGTTGTAGCAATCGTTGTAATAACATATCTGATAGGCTTAGGAGCTAAGACAATTCCACACATTAAGGATAATTACATTCCTATAATCGTAGGCGTTGCAGGCGGTATCTTAGGCGTTATAGGTATGTATGTAATACCGGACTTTCCGGCAAATGATATTCTTAATGCAATCGCAGTAGGAATTGTGTCCGGACTATCAAGCACAGGTGTTAATCAGATTTATAAGCAGGTAAAGAACAATGCTTGACATTAATAAACAGGCTATGAAGTATTCACTTCAAGGACAGACGGTAACTATCTATGAAAGAGATGATGACGGCAATATCCTTTATGAAGGATATACCGACACAGAGGGCAACTTCATTCCTTATCTTGATGATGAGGGGAACAAGATACCTAAAGTCCTTGAAGAAAAAACAGGTTTTTCAGAGCCAGTTGATTTTAAAGCCAACATATCATTCAGCGGTGGAGAAGCACAAAGCAAGGAATACGGCTTTGATACCGCTGATTTTGACGCTATTTTACTGACAGATAGGAATATGTTACCTATCCAAAAAGGCGACCTTATATGGCTTGATAGCAAGCCTACATACACATCTGACAGTCTTGTTGATGAAACATCAGCGGATTTCACAATTGTAGGTATTAAGCCAGCATTGTATTCAACTAAGTATATGCTTAAAGCAGTTGTAAAGTAGGTGGTAGACATGAAGTATCAGACAGGTGGATTTTCAAAAAGCGACTCTTTGTTTATACACGCAGACAATGAACAATTAGTTGGTTCTGTCTTTAAAGGAAAGGCAATCCCATCTACGCAAGAGCCAATAAATGAAAGCATAAGACAAGCTGTTTTGCAAGCAGTTAAGGAGCGTATTTATGGCAAGACATACAATTAATATATCCTTGTCTGAAAAGTCCGTAAATGAAGCTATCAGACAGCTACAACAGTATAAGAACTGGCTTATCAAAAAAACTTCACAGCTTGTCAAAGAGCTTGCAGAAGTTGGAATACCTGTTATAGATGAAAATATGGCAAAAGCTAGTTATACATATGATGAGAAAGGTGTTCGTAGCGGTTCAGATACAAGCCATCACAGCTATGTTGAAATGAAATCCGCAGGAGAATATGTTGAAGCAAAATTAATTGTAGAGGGCAAAGAACTTATGTTTATAGAGTTCGGAGCTGGCGTATTCTACAATGGAGCGGCTGGAAGTAGTCCACACGACAAAGGTGTTGTTAATGGTATGGTTATAGGCTCATACGGCGAACATCACGGCGTACAAAAAGTGTGGGGTTACTATGACGATGACGGAACCTTAGTTCTTACACATGGCGTAGAAGCACAAATGCCTGCTTATAAGGCTGATATGGAAATCATACAGAAATATGTTGAGGTAGCAAGGAGGGTATTTAGTTAATGGCAAATGCAAACGATTGGGCGATAGACCTCGAGAATACAGTCACAGCACTTGTCAAGGCTAAAACCCTAACACAGCTTAAAAAGACATATCCAAAGATAGTCATAACCAATGAGGGAGAAAATAGCGGTCAAGCAGTATTCCCGACAGTATACATTCATTTACTGCCAGCAGTAGAACAAGGACAAACACTTGACGGACAGACAATAAACGCATTGTTAGCAACATTTCAAGTAGATGTTACCACTAACACAAGCAAGTCTGACTGTCGCAAGGTTATGGCGATAATTACAGATACATTCAAGACAATGAGATTTCAAGGCAATGCAATGCCAGAGTTCTCAATCAGCAATAAAGTACATAAGAGTACCGCTAGATTCAGAAGAATGATAGCGGCAAATGACAGATTATTGTAACAAAGAGCAGAAATGCTCTTATTTTTTTGCAAATTTTTAGGAGGTAGACAAGGCAATGGCAAGTACAAGTTATAAAGCTAGAGTTATCTACAAGGAGCATAGCGAAGATGGTTTTGCAGGCTCATATAAGTTAATGGTTGCAGCTAAGTCAATTTCAGCACCAGTATCAGCACCTAATACAGTTGAAAGTACAACATTTGAAGATGATTCACAGACATTCTTAATGGGTATCAAAACATCTGATGCTAAGACTTACACAGGAAATCTTGAAAAGGCTTATTTACAGGACTTAATCAAAGCAGAGGGTAAGCAGTTAGATATTATTCAGTTATATGGCTCTGACGGATTAGGTGCGGTTGCTAAGTACGCATTTGTCGGACAGGTAACAGCAACACCTAACGATGTTTCTGGTACTGATTCGGTACTTGAAATGACAGTAACAGCAGTTCCTAACACTTCACCTATAGAATGCACAGACAAGCTTCAAGTTGTCGAAGGTGCTGGTGGCACATTCACAGTAACAAAGGTGGGGGAATGATAAGCCAATCGACTAAATCAAAGGCTGTGTCGATTGGTGGCACAAACGCCAAAACAGCCGACTACACATCATATCTTGATGATGTAACAGAATAATTATTTGAAAGGTAGGTGCGGTGTAAAATCCGCACCTTTCCCTATATGGACGATAGGGTGGGAAAGGGTAAAAATTATGATGAATATTAATGTAAACGGAAAAGAATACAAAGTTGAGTTCTCTTTTGGTGCGGCAGAGTGCAAGGAAATAGTGCAGAAAATGTTCTCTGTCGTTAATGGTTCTTACTTACTTGCACAGACAGACAAAAGCGTTGCACAGGCTTCCTTTGATGGATTAGCAAATATGACAGCAGATGTGCCAGAGATTTGCATTTTAGCCATTTATGCAGGTTGCATTGACAACAATCCTGTAACTATGGATGAAGCAAAGGAACTCACTAGAGCATATATTACAGAAAAGAGAAAGACAGATAAGAGTTACGGATATAGAACATTGTTTGAAGAAATCAAGAAAGCGATGGAAGATGATGGTTTTTTCGAGCTGTCGGGAATAACAGCGATGTTAGAGGAAATGGCGAACAATGTGGAAGAAGCAACGCAGGAGCAGAAGAAGCTGACAGTAGTTCCACAGGACCACAAGAAAAAGCAGACTTCCACAAAATAATCTGGGAAGAATACTTTGTCTTAGCCAGTTCACTAGGCATTAGTTATTCAGACTTTCTAAAAATGACACCTAAAAAATTATTACTATACGCAAAAGGCAAAAAGATTGATAGGCAAAATCGAGATGCAGAAATGTATAACTGGTTTTTTGTCTATGCAATACCGGCTATTTCTTGTGGCATTGGTGCGGCATTTAGTAAAGATACACACATTGAATATCCGAAGCAGGCTATTTTATCAGAAAAAACGGAAGAAAGCGAAGAAGATACCTACGACAAAGAGTTACGGCTGATGTTACTCAATGAGCAAAAATGGGCGGCACAGACTGAAAAGAGAGGACTACCGCCAACAATCCTATAAAAGGGGGTTAAAGCGTGGAATTAGACAGTTTAGAAGTCAAAATTACCGGTACTGCCACTAAAGCTATTAATTCCGTCGATAAACTGATAAATCAGCTTACAAGGCTGTCAACATCACTTGCAACTGTGAATGGTTCATCACTAAACAGCCTTGCGAGTGGTGTTAATCAGTTAGGTTCAGCTATGCAGAACATGAACGCAGGAACAGCAGATTTTACAAGACTTGCTAAGAACATCACAAAGATAGGTTCTGTTGATTCGGTTGCACTAACTAACACAGCTACATCACTTCAAGCTGTCACAAAGGCAGTTGCAAGCATATCAGCTATTCCGCAAAATGCAACACAGGTCACAGAATTTGCAAAGTCACTTGGTAAGCTAGGCAGTAAGAGTATAGAAAACGCCGTTGTAAACATTCCAAAATTGGGCAATGCTTTAAATGGCTTAATGACAACGCTATCAAGAGCACCAACAGTAAGCAATAACGTCATTCAGATGACTAACGCATTGGCTAATCTCGCCAGTCAAGGTAGCAAGGTGGGTACTTCTTCAAACTCACTTCAAAAGTCGCTGTATGGCGTTTCTACAAGTGCTAGGACAGCAACTAGAAGCAGTTGGAACTTAGCAAGTGCGATAGGTAAGTTTTATGCCACTTATTTTATGGTAATTCGTGGCAGTAAGAAGCTTATAGAAGCCATCAAGTCAACGACAGATTACATCGAAGCGTTCAACTATCAAGCGGTAGCGTTTGGTAAGATTGGTTCAGAATGGGATAAAGATTACGAAAAGTACGGATATGATAACGCAACAGCATACGCAGAAAGTTTTAAAAGTAGAGTAAATGATACTCTTGGAAAGTTATCTGGCTTAAAAGTTAATGTTCAAGGTGGATTGCTTGAAGAAAGTGGAACAAAGAACTTAGGACTTAACATACAAGAGATAACACAGTACGCTTCACAGTTAGCCTCTGTCACTAACTCACTAGGACAGACGGGTGAAGCAACAACAGCAATAACAAAGTCAATGACAATGCTTGCGGGCGATATAAGCTCACTTTTTAATGTGGACTATTCAACAGTAGCACAGAACTTACAAAGCGGCTTAATCGGGCAGTCAAGGGCATTGTATAAATATGGTATTGATATTACTAATGCTACACTAGCGACATATGCTTACAACTTAGGCATTTCTAAGTCTGTATCAGAAATGACGCAAATGGAAAAACAGCAGTTAAGAGTGTTAGCAATATTAGACCAAAGTAAAGTATCTTGGGGTGATTTAGCTAATAGACGGAAGAAAGCTGATATAACTTATCTTCCAAGTGTTGCATAAGAATAGAAATATCTTATGGCAATCGGGCAAAATCGGTGAAGGCTAAAGTTTTCAACTATGCTAATACCGAGATAACTCAATAGATTACGAACAGGCTATTGAGTATCGTAACGAGTAGGAATTGAATAAATATAATATTCCCAAGAGTGTCCGACACTACTGCATATAGGGCAGTATGAGGTGGAAGTGGCTACCACCAAACCAAACATAATGATGTGGGTGATAATATACTCTGAACTTATAGGAAACTATAAGAAGTATAGGATAAAGAGCCTATACGATAACAAATTTGACAATCAACTCCCCAAGTAATATGCTACGCCAGTTCAGCAACAATATGAAAGAGGTAGGAATGGTAGCAGGACAGCTATTTATCCCAATTCTTTCAAAGGTTATGCCGATAGTAAACGGAGTAACTATTGCAATCAAAAGATTATTAGTCAACCTTGCTTCTTTAATGGGGGTTAAGATTGACTTTGAGAGTTTCGGACAAAGCGGATATAAAGACACATCAGACGGCTTAGAAGATATTTCAGACGGCTACAAAGATGTAGCTGATTCAGCAAAGAAAGCTACATTATCCCTTATGGGATTCGATGAAATTAATAAATTGCAGGACGATACAAGCTCAAGCAAGGGTTCAGGCGGCGGTGGTGGTAGCGCTATTGATTTGACAGATGATATCACTAAGGCGGCGGCTGATTATGAAGCGGCATGGAATAAAGCATTTGCCAATATGGAAAATTCCGCTGTTGCTTGGGCTGATAAGATAGAGAAAGCACTCGAACCTGTTAGGAAGATATTCAAAGATTTTGCAATTGGAGATTTCTATGCAGCAGGACAAGATACATCTAACCTTGTGGCAGGAATTTTTAATTGGTTTGCAAAGGCTATAGATGATGTTCCTTGGTATACAATTGGACATAATATAGGAGAGTATTTAGCTGGACTTAATTGGGTTGAAATATTTTCAAGCCTTGGTAATGTGTTATGGCAAGCCATTAAAGCAGCTATCGAATTATGGAGTGGTTCATTTACGGCAGCACCAATTGAAACGACCTTAATAACGGCTATAGCGGCATTGAAATTTACAGGCTTAGGAAGTGTTTTGAAAAAGAAACTTGTTACAGTAATAGGAACAAGTATTAAAGGTGCTTTAAAATCATTTGGAACAGGCAGTATAATATCAGGAATAGGTGGATTACTTACAACAGATATAGGCACTATTATAGGAGCAGGAACAGCAACAGAAATAGGTTTAACTATAGGTGCTGGAATAGTAGGAGGAATAGTAGCCGCTATTGCTGGATTTAATTTAGGCAATTGGCTCAATGAAAAATTAACAGGCGAGAAGATAGACATGTCAATGTTTGACCAAATAGCGTATCTTATAAAAGCACCATTTGAAGATTTACCTAGCTTTATTGACGGAGTGATAGAAACTATCACATTTGGGCATAAAGATGATATAGCAAATTGGTGGACTGTAAGTGTTGCACCGTGGTTTACTAAGGAAAAATGGGGAGAACTGGGAGACAATATAAAAACATCTTTAAGTGAAAAATGGAACAGTTTTTCAGATTGGTGGAGCAATACAGCTATTGTTAGCTGGTGGAATAATAATGTTGCACCGTGGTTTGAAAAAGATACATGGGTTGACGCTGTTGACGGAATGAAATTAGGAATACAAGAAAAATGGGATTCAATCGTTGGTTGGTGGAACAGTCTTGCAATTGTTTCTTGGTGGAGCAATGATGTGAAACCGTGGTTTACTAAGGAAAAATGGGAAAACTTAGCTGACGGAATTAAAAAAGGTATTCAAGGGAAGTGGGATGATGTTGTAGATTGGTGGGATAGCAAACCAGCACTCCAACGCATTTCTGTGGCTATCGAAGATTTTAAAACTAAGATACAGAACGCTTGGAACAGCTTTAAGCAGTGGTGGAATGATTTAGGACTTGAATTTCCACACATTGATACACCACACTTTAAGATTGACGGAGAATTTAGTCTTGCACCGCCTAGAGTGCCAAAAGTCAGTATTGATTGGTATGCAAACGGCGGATTCCCAGGCAAAGGACAATTGTTTGTCGCAAACGAAGTTGGACCCGAAATGGTTGGTACTATGGACGGAAGAACAGCAGTAGCCAATCAGCAGGAAATCACAACAGGTATTGCCAACGCAGTTTATCCAGCGGTTTACAATGCAGTTGTAGCGGCTATGTCAGAAGCTAACAACAATGTAAACATAACATTACAAGGTGACGCAGATAAGCTGTTTACAATGGTACAAGATAAAGCTAATAACTATACTAATATGACAGGGCAAGCAGCCTTTCCGTATTGATAAGATAAAAGTATTGTGTTATTCTTTTACTATATATAAAAAGCAAAGGGGTAACGCAATATGGGAGATAAGAAACAGAAAAAGAAAGATAGTAAACTTAGCATAGTGGCAGCGGTTATGGCACTTTTTACTTTTACAATTCCAGTAGCACTTATATTAGCTATTGTGGATTTGACTAAAAGCAAAGGGAATAGATCACAAAGGCATTTAGGTTCTTATTTTGCAATTATATTTTCGATATTAATGTTAATAGTAGTAATTGACAGAAATGGAAATAATAACAATGCAGACGGCATAAATGTCACTAAACAAGCTGCTACAACAGAACAGAACACAGATACAATTACATATGATAATACAACGCTTAAATATCTTAAGCATGATGTAATTACAGATAGCAATGACAGAGAAGTTCTTGTTGTTTATTTTGACTTTGCAAACAATTCAGAAGATAACACAGCCTTTGCATATAATTATAATGTTACATGTTTTCAGAACGGCAAAGAACTCGACTATCCGTTAGTTAGTTTTGACATTGACGAATACAATAATATTGCAAGAGAATTACAGACAGGTACAAATATTACAGTTGCAAGGATATATATACTAGAAGATAAAAGTAATGTTGATTTAGAAGTAACGTCACTGGGAGATGATAAAAAACTTATGAAATTAATATTAGAATTACAGTAGAGGAAATATGTATGTCAGTGAAAAAAGATTTAGCTGAAATGCTAGAAGCAATAGGGATAAAGAAAAAGCAACAGCCACAAGTTCAACAACCGTTGAATCCCAGCTTCAAAGGAGTGTACAGAGCGACGGAAAACGGATTGGTTGAAGTATATTGTCCAAGATGTAGTAGTTGGGATTGTTCTCACACGCAGATTACAACAACTGTACCGCAGAAATCCAAAACAAGATATACTGTTAATCTGAATCCTTTAAGACCGTTTACACTGGTTAATAAGAAAGAGAAGATTAAGCAACAGGGCGGAACTTATTCACAACATAGGTTTGTGTGTAACAGATGTGGGCTGATTTTTTTGGTAAACAAAAGGCTGTCAGCCCGACAACTGACAGCCAAAAGTTACAATACCGCTTAAACAAGCAGTACAGATATTATATAACACTAATTGAATTAATGCAATAGAAATATTAAGGAATGTATCAGAAATGGTGCATTCCTTTTTTAATGCCTTGAAAGGGGTGGTTTGATTGATTGACGCAGTTGTGATTGAGGGGGTTAGATTCCCAGTAGCATATAACGGCTACACATACAGCAGAAATAAGATATGGTCTAAAAATACAGGAAGAAATGACTACGGCGAAATGGTAGGTACAATCGTGGATATCAAAGACAAAGTAGAGCTTCAATTACCGCCGCTAACAGGCGAGCAGGCACTATTGCTTGATAATGTAGTAAGCGACGTAGATAACCCATTCCCAACGGCACAAGTCTTATTCTTAGGTGGTACACAAAAGGAAATGACAATATACACAGGAGATGTGACGTATCCGTACCTTACAAGGGCAAAGAATGAGGACGGACTAATAGTCGGAGCAAAATTAAGTTTAATTCAAAAATAAAGGAGAGTTCCACATGAAACTTAAAACAAGTGAGTTAATAGACAGATTTCAGAGCTTAAGTAACATATCGCACGACAAGACTACAGGCAGAATTGCTATGGCTGTTATGTGCAATATTAAGGCATTGGAAGAACTGTACAAAACAACGCTACAGACCATAGAAGATACCAAGGTTAAGTATGCAGATAAGGACGACAGTGGTAATCCAGTTATCAACGATAATCAGTATCAGATTACATCAGAGAACTTAAAGAAGTTACAGGAAGAATTGCAGGAAATCAACGAGCAAGAGATTGAAGTACCTGACATGACAATGCTTTCTATGGACGCATTCGATAAATGCGAAGAAATTACACCAGCTAAATTATACTCAATTGAGTTTATGATAAGCCATTAATTAATCAATAAAGGCGGTGTAGAATGAAGATATTAGACACAGCTATGACGGAAATTGTTAAGGGAAATAGTGCAAGATACTATTCTAAGTATGTTGTTGATGGAGAAGAACATACTGAAACACTTAACAATTTCAAGTTTCAAAACATGACAAATCCCAATAATGAAATTACGATAGGTAACACTTGCAGTAGCGGTGTTACCTTTTCTATTTATATGCCAACAGTAAGCCTTGAAAACAAGGAAATTACTGTATTTGAGGGCGTTAAGGTAAATGAAGAAATACAATATATTCAGTTGGGAATATTTACAGTTACTAAGCAGACAAGTGACGGAGAATACACAAGCTACGAAACTTACGACAGAATGTATAAGGCTGATATGCCTTATTTCTCGGATATGGCATTTCCTAGCACAGACAAAGCTATTCTTAATGAGATATGTGGCAAGTTAGGTATATCTTTAGCAACAAATATAGTCACAGCACATACTATCAGCGACAAGCCACAAGGATATACCTACAGAGAAATTATCGGTTATATGGCTATGCTACAAGGCTGTAATGCGGTAATTAATTCTGACGGAAACCTTGAATTAAGGTGGTATAAAGATAGTGGATATGTACTTGACGGACATAAGTATTATCAGCAGAGCGTTACATTCACAACGAGTAAAGATTTTATTATACAGAAGCTGACTTGCAACAATACCAAGAGCGGTTCTACAGAACAAAGTCAGATTACTTCTGGTGACGGAGCGACAGGACTTAGTTTTGCCAATCCGTTTATGACGCAGGCAATTCTTGATGAAGTCTATAAAAAGATAGGTGGTTTTACATTTAGACCGCTTACAGTTAAGTTTGTCGGTGATTACCGACTAGAAGTTGGTGACATCATAACTGTCAGCAAGGGTGGCGTTGATTACAAAGTGCCTATAATGCAGATTACGCACGAATGTGACGGTGGCTTAATGGATACCGTTACATCTATAGGTCAATCTGACACAGAGAATACAAGCGTTGCTTCTGGTCCTATTACTAAGCAAATGGAACGGTACTATGCTGACTTGATAACTGTTAATAAGGCATTGATTAACAAGTTAGATGTAGATACAGCCAAGATCACTTATGCAACAATAACTAATCTTAACGCAACTAACGCAAGCATTGAAAATCTTAAAACAAATAAGTTAGATGCAACATATGCAGACATTATTAATGCAAATATTGAAAACCTTAAAGCTGTTAATGCAGAGATTACAAACCTTAAGGCTAACTCTTTGACAGCTGATAAAGCCGATTTAGCCTATGCTAAAATTGATTTCGCAAACGTAACAGCTCAAGTTGTAGGAACTTCTATCATTAAAGATGGCGCAGTAACCAACGAAAAGGTACAGAGTCTGTCCGCTAATAAGCTGACAGCCGGTACTATTGACGCAAGCAAGATTACAGTTACTAATCTTAATGCCGATAATATTACAGTAGGCACAATTAATGGAAAACGCATAGGAACAGGTTCTTTGTCTCTGGATAAATTAGCTGAAAAAGTACCAACAAAAGAATATTTAGACAAGGTGCAAGAAGAGCTGCAAGGTCAAATTGACGGAAATATTGAGACATTCACTAAAACAGAAATACCTACACTTAATAATGAGCCGGCTGTTAACTGGACAGACGATGCCACGAGAAAGAAGCATATAGGCGATATCTGCTATGTAGTTAATCCGGCTTCAAGTGCAGATGGATATTCATACAGATTTGCCGATACAGGTACATTAGAAGCACCTAACTATGAATGGGTATTGATTAAGGATAGTGATGTTACTAAGGCATTACAGGACATTATTAACATCAATGGCGAGATTACTGGCATTAAGAAGTTTGATGTTGAAATTAGTTCGTGGAAAACTGATACAGACAATGAATTATCAAGTCTTAAAACACGAACAACTACTCTTGAAACTGACATGGGTAACAAGGTTGATACTAAGACATTTAATGAGGTTAAACAGACTGTTGACGAGAACAGTTCTACAATAACCAAAATGTCTGAAACCCTTAGTAAAAAGGCTGATAGCAGTACAGTTACTGCTTTAAGCAACACTGTTAATAGTATTAAACAGACAACAGACACTAACACATCAAGTATCAGCAGTATGCAGACAACCATTAAGAACAAAGCCGACAGTTCGACAGTTACTGCATTGTCAAATAAGGCTTCTGAACTTGAACAAAGTTTGAATGGCTTTAAAACAACTGTAAGCGATACATATGCGACAAAGACAGATTTAAACATAGTTGACGGAAAATTCGCCAATTACAGTACGACAGAACAAATGAATTCTGCGATTACACAGAGTGCAAATAGGATAACAAGTAGCGTTAGTGCAACTTACACCACTAAGACAGAACTTAACAATCTACAAATTGGTGGAGTTAATAGATTCATAAAAAGCACTGTAACTCCTAATAAGTATATAACAGCCACTGGCATAATAACAGATGGCGGTAACTATTGGGATCTGACGGACTACATAGATGTGTCTAAGTGGACAAACTATGTGGCAAGCGGATGGACTAACCTAGGCAACGCACCAGCCACATGTTTTTTTGACAGCAATAAAAAGTTTATTAGCGGAGTAGCAGATAAATCTACTGGAGCGAGAGGTTCTCTGCCAGTTCCTTCTAATGCGACATATATGCGTTTTAGCTTTGCACATGTAGATACAGACAAACTAAAAATAGAAAAGGGTACAAAAGCTACAGACTACTCTCCAGCACCAGAGGATGTTAATGCTAAATTTAACAATTATGCTACAACAGCAAGTCTTGACCTTTATATCAAGAAAGACCCAACGACAGGAGAGCTTAAATCTGCTATTGAAGCTATTGCTGACAATATTATACTAAACGCAAAAGGCGGACTAAGCATTTCTGGCGGCAGCTCTTTAAATATTACATCTACAGGAAAGTTTGAGCTGGTGAGTAATACAGAAACCTATTTATCTCCTAGCTATAACGAGATGAACATCATTAAAAAAGCCATACTAAATCAAACTACTGATACGTTGAATAAAGAATTGTATGATTTTAACTCCGATGGTGTTATTGATGTACTTGATATGGTGCAGGCAAAAAGATATATGCTTGGATATGACACAGGAGGAACTTTTGAAGAGTGGAAATATGCAAAAAAATCAAAAGTTACATTCGAAATAAAACCGCAAAATGCTCAAAAATGTATTTTATTATCGGGTACAGATATGTGGGGAACTCTAAGAGAGACTTATATAGGTATTGATACTGTCAAAACAATAGGAATCAACGCATTACAAGCTTTGTTAAAAAATTTAACGGTAGTGGAAGACGAAAGTTCGTTCAGTTCAAAAAGTAATTATGCCGCTAATATAAGTTCACTCCATGTAGGAAATTTTCATACGGATTATATTGAGACTGGTTCAATCAAAGTTACAAATGTTATGGAAATGAGTTCAGAAGGAACAACTATAAAAATCCAAAATCCAAGCGATATAAGCGTAACTCATTACGGAAAAGTGAAACATCCAGCAATGTATACAGATAATCCTATAACTTTTGGTTGGACCGGAAGCGCATTGAATATATATGTGGATAACATAGTGGTTGCTACATGGGAATGGGGCGAGGCAAAATGGTACTAAATCTGCGTAATGGCGGTAGAAAAGTCAAATAAACAAAAAACAGGTACACAGCTGCAACTGCATACCTGTTTGAAACAGTGAGATTCACTATTTAATGCTTCTATAGTTTAACAGAATTTCTCACATATTTCAACTTTTGTATAGATATTTATACAACTTAAATCGATAATATCTGCAATCAAGCACCTTAGTGGAAACACTGGGGTGCTTTTTTGATACACATTTTTCTAAATTTAGGAGGTAATTTATGAGTAAATTATTCGGAATTGACACATCAAGATGGCAGGGAGACTTTGATTTCAAAAGTGCAAGGGATAATGAGGGTGTAGACTTTGCCATTATCAAGGCAGGCGGTGCTGATGATGGCTTATACGAAGATAGAGAGTTTGAGAACAGCTATAACAAGTTGGAAAGTGCAGGAATCCACAAAGGAGCCTATTTCTTTGGTAACGCATTAAGTAATGATGAAGCTGTAAATGAAGCTAGATATTTTGCACAGCTTTTAGCAGGCAAATCATTCTGCTATCCAGTGTTCTATGATGTTGAAGCAGGCATGGTTACTGGCAACGACCTTACAGACATTATTATGGCGTTTCTTGATGAAATGAGAAATGCAGGATATAAGAATGTCGGCTTATACTCATATGAGAACTGCATTAACAATTATGTAGACATTTCGAGAGTAAAAGAAGCTGGTTATGCCGTTTGGGTAGCAAAGTATTCAGATGCAGAACCTAGAATTGCTGTTGATTATGATATGTGGCAGTTTGGCGGAAGTGTTAATTATCTTAGAGACACACAGATTAACGGACAGACAGTAGACCAGAACTACTGCTACACTGATTATTGCACAGACCATGTAGTTGAAGACATCACAGTGCCAGACTATAAGCCAGTACCAGACACTAAGTATCATAAAGGCGATACAGTTAAGGTTATTAACGCTATTCAGTACGATAATGGTGAGCCATTTAAGACTTATTATGATGAATACAATGTTTTATCAGCTAGTGGCAGAAGAGTTGTTATCGGTGTTGACGGCGTAACTACTGCTGCTATTGACGAGGATAACATCAGCCTTGTTAAGTGTATTTATGACAATGACAATGACATCAATACAGATACAGTAAATCGTGGTGACGGCAAGAAAGTCAGAGTTCTTGATAACATTGATTATGACGGCGTAAGATTCGCAACATATTATGATGAATATGATGTAATTGAAGAGGACGGAGACAGAATTGTTATAGGTATCGGCACAACAATCACAGCCGCTGTCAATATTGCCAATCTTGAATTTGTCGGCAATGCAAGTTCTGATGATACACCTACAGATATCCCATTTAGTGAAGATATTGAAGAGGGTAGCACAGTGAGATTTGTCGGCGATACTGATTATGACGGCACAGCTATTAAGGCTTGGTTTGATGAGTATACAGTGCCAGAAAGAAGCGGAGACAGAGTTGTGCTTGTGCATGACGGAGAATTATTCGCCGCAGTCAATGTAACTGATTGTGAATTAGTCTAACCTTAATAAAAATACCGGGAGTGCAATGCTCCCGGTAATATTTTAATTATTCAAATCTATCATAACAGCTATAACAGCAGGAATGGTTGTTATTGTTCCGTTTGTTTTCTTAAATTCCATACCACCCTCAAGAAGTGTTCCATACATTGTCACATTATCGCCAACAAGCAAATTATAATCAAAATCGTCTCTATAATATGTCAAAACAACAGTATCATCATTATTGCCATTAACAGCTAAATAATAGCAAGCAATATATTCACTGGATTCTTCACCGGTATGCGTATTTCCGTCTTTATCTTCGACCTCCCCATCATATTTTAATTCCGCTACAATATTGCCTGTCAACTTGAATTCTTTATCAATATACTTATTAGGTGTACGCTTGAGCATTTCAACAGTTATATCATCAGGGTATACACTCTTGTCTCTTGATAATAATGTTTCTTGTTCTGTCTGAACTTCATTAGTACTTTCAACATTACTATCAGAAGCACCATTCTGACACGCTACAAGGCTCAATAAGCACATAACAAGCATAATGCTTACAATTCTCTCTTTCATAAGCAAATCCCCCTTAAATTTAATTTTACTAATCATATCACAATATACATAATTTGTCGAATATTGTCGAAACTTGCGATATCTTTAAGTTGATTTTTACATTATCAGTATTTATAATAATAATTGTCCGAGAGAGCTCGGACAGAATCTTCAAGTTTCGGCTAGGTGGCACTGTTTGATTGGCGTTGGCAGTGTCACCGCTGAAAACTGTTAATCTACTGGGGGGTAGGTTGACATGCAAGAACAAATGTTCTATAATAACACCATCGCTACCAGCGTTATATCGTGCAATAAGGGGGATATATGGAGAATGAGGAATATAAACAGAAGATAATTGAACTAATCAATAATTGTAATAATAATCATTGGCTAAAAACAATATACAGCTACATTAAAACACTTTTAAGGTAAAAGAAAAAGACCGAGATTTTTTCTCGGTCTTTGCTTATTCTCGGCTTAACAAATTTACTATCTCTCATTTATCAAGTCAATCAGTTTTTCCAAACTTTCCCAATCTTCTTTATTTAGCTTAGACAACGCAGATACAAGCCTATGTCTGAAATTGTCTTCACCGCTTCTTTGAATATCTCCAAGCATTTCAGCAATCTGTTCATCTTTGGATTTCTCTATAAACATTTCGCCATCGCCTGTCCGTAACCAATCTTCATTAACGGAAAATTCCCTACATATCAGTTTTATAGTCTGTTCTGACGGATAATTTTCTCCGCTTTCCATTTTACAAACAGCAGAACGGGATACAGATAGTTTTTGAGCAAAATCAGTTTGACTTATATTCAAGCTATTTCTGATTTTTTTAATTCTCTCATTCATAAGTAGTTCCTCCTTTCTTGAAAAGTATAATAACATAAAATGTACATTAAGTCAACAAAAAGCATTGACAATGTATATTTAATGTGCTATTGTATGTACATCAAATGAACAGAAAGGAGATGAAAAAATGACAGGACCTTTTTCTATAAGCGGAGATGATGAGGAACGGACACTAAGAGATTATGTTGAATGGTTTGCGCTTGGACTTGCCTACAATGCGGTAAATGGCGAGAAAAACGAAGCATTACAAAGTGAATGTAAAATACTCGATTCTCTCACCAACGCATTGAACGCTATAAAGCTTTAACGAAAAGGATTAGATATAACTTCTACCTTAGCTGGTTTGTTATCAATAGTAGACATAAATTCATCATAGTATTTGCGGTACTCAATTTTGAATTGTTCAACACTGTCTTGATAACCCAACAACTTAGCAATAGCGTATCGGTCAGCAAGTTGCTTGCTATCCATATTTTTCACCTCTTTTCCTATTTAGAATAAGAGGATTATATCACAGAAAGGAAGTGAATTGAATGAGTGAAAAGGAAAAAGAAGTAGTTGAGAAGTTAAAAGAAGCAATTCCTAAGATGTCAGATTTTGACAAGGGTTATATTCTTGGCAAGGTCGAGAATATGGCAGAAAAAAGTGATAAGGAATGTAACAATGACAGAAAGGAGTAAGAATGGCAGAAGTCACAAGAAAAGCTATCCAAAATGAAATGACAAAAACGATAGAGGGAAGTTGCTTCTATGAAAGGCTTCACTGCAACGGACAAGATATAAGCGAATTGATTGCTGACACGAAAGCATTAATTGCCCAACATAACTTATCCGTTTTAGAAGCCAAAGGGTTTTTAGATTATATGAAGATTATTCTTGACAATTCTTCATATCTTCAAATTCAGAAATAGCCTTAATACAACATTCTTCAAAAGATGTATTGTCAGGTATTTCTTTAGCAGTCTTGAGTATAGATAATACTTTGTCAGAGTAAGGATATTCAAGACCACAGTTAGGGCAAATAATCTTGTCGGCAGATACACTTTCATTAACAGTATATCTATTGTGGCAAGTACAAGTTATTTGGAATTTTAGAAACATATTTTTCACCTCTTTTCTATTAGGATAAGAGGATTATAGCACAAACGGATTAGAATTTTTGATATTGATGCAATAGAAAAGTGATGGTAGCGGTAAATAGTTACAAACTTTTATTCAAACATCATTAGTTCTTTTTGACAGGAATAGCGTCCTGTTCGTATCAAGTGTGAATTACCTACCGATTGGCAGTTTTGTCTTTAGCATATTGTTTAATTCTATTGATATAGAAATAAAAGTATATAGGGTGCAGAAGTCTAAACCACAGAAGTATGAGCCGACCACTGATATACACAATGCTATGACAGTATCCATACAATCTCCTTTCGGAAAGTGTCTACCATCACTTCTCTATTGTATCAATAAATATAAAGTTCTTCAAGTTACAGCAGATAGGAATGAGCAGAATCGCTCAAATGCACCTTAAAAGGTCAAAATATATCACACATTATTTAGAAAGGAATGTTTATGGAGTTACAGATTTTTAGCAATTCAGAGTTTGGAGAAATCCGAACCATTACTAAAGATGATGAACCTATGTTTTGCTTGGCTGATGTATGCAAGGCATTGGAAATCACACATGTTACAGATGTGAAAAATAGGCTTAAACAAGATGGGGTCGGTATTGCCGAGGTCATAGACAGCTTAGGAAGAAAACAGAAAGCTACATTTATTAATGAGAGCAACCTTTACAAGACAATCTTTCAGAGCCGTAAAGAAAGTGCAGAGAGATTTACAGAATGGGTTACATCAGAAGTGCTTCCATCAATCAGAAAGACAGGAAGTTACAGTAAGCCTTTGACAACATCTGAACAGATTAGATTATTGGCACAGGGCAACACAGAACTCACAGAGAGAGTTGATAAGGTTGAAGATAAGATAACCAGTATCGAAGAAGAAACTCCGCTTTACGGCTGTGAGATTGAAGAAGTGCAGAAACATGTTAGAAAGAAAGGAATTGAAGTACTTGGCGGAAAGGACAGCAATGCGTACAAAGACGGTGGTATTCGCGGTTCAGTATATTCTGATATATACAAGCAGTTAAAACGCGAATTCGGGTGCGTGGCGACATACAAGAGTATCAAAAGAAAATACTTGGCTGATGTACACGAATTCATAGACACCTATTTGTTACCAATAGCACTTGCCGAGGTGGTACATGATACAAACATGTAGGAGAAAATATGAAAGAAAAGATAATTAACATATCCGCAGCACTAGCAGGAATCAGCCTTATAGCGTTGATTCTAAGACCGGTACAACCGCAAACTAAGATTAATCAGCAGAGTGCAGTGTTAAGTGAATGCTACAACTCACATGTTGATTATAAGGTTGAAACTGGAGAGATAAGTGTTGATGAATATGAGCTGTCGCTTATGGCACATTTGCTGATGGGTGAATGCGGAGCGACATGCAACGATGATGAAATGCTATATCTTGCAGGAGCCGTTGTTTTGAATCGGGTACAAAGTGAGTATTTCCCTAACAGCATTGAAGAAGTTATCTATCAATCAGGGCAATACCAATGCACAGAACTTATAAACAGCGGATTCTATAAAGAGCCAACAGAAAGGTGTTGGAGAATAGCAGAAGAATTATTAATAAGCAGATATGACATACCTAGTAATGTGTTATATCAAGCTGAATTTAAACAAGGTAGCGGTGTTTATAAGAAAGTGCAGAACATGTACTTTTGCTACAGATAAGGAGTTTGTTTATGGAGAAAAGAATAAGAGAAGAATTATTCAGCTTAGGTATTCTTTCCAACAGAAAAGGTTATGTATACATTGTTGATATTATGAGCAATCTTGATTCTGCATTAGCAATAGGTGACGCAGTTAAGAAAGTTGCCGAAAAATACAGCAAAAGCAAGGATTCTATCGGAAGTGCGGTGAGAAATGCTATTAAGACAGCAAATCATAGCCTTGAGGTATGGAAGAATTACGATTGCCTGACAACAAAAGGATTCATTACAACGATGTATTACAGATGTAAGGAGAGTGCCAATGAGTAGTATAAAAAGAATCATTAAGTTGAATAGAAACAGGCAGAGAGCCATAAGAGAAAAGGATTTTAGAAAATTCTATACTTTCAGCTGCAAAATCCATTTGATTGAAAGAATGGATAAAGTACCAATAGGAAGTTACATTTTAAGATAGGAGATAAGGAAAATGGGAAATACAATAAATAACAATATCACATTAGTAGGAGTAGTTGAGAAAGAGCCAGAGTACTCACATGAAGTACTTGGCGAAGGATTTTATATCTTCATGCTCAAGTGTTCAAGAACAAGTGGTAACAAAGATACATTGCCGGTAATGATATCGGACAGACTTACTGATATCAGAGAAATCAAAGTAGGACAGGTTGTCACAGTTTTAGGGCAGATAAGGAGTTTCAACCGGCATATTGATGATGTGAAGAGCAAGCTGATTTTATCGGTATTTGCAAGAGAACTTGAAATACTGGCACAGGACACAACCGAACTACCATTCGAGGGAAATATTAATGCAGTAGTACTTGACGCTCATATCTGCAAACCGCCTATATACAGATGTACTCCAAAGGGCAGAGAAATTGCAGACATCTTAGTGGCAGTAAACAGACCATATGGCAAATCAGATTACATACCATGTATAGCATGGGGAAGAAATGCAAGATTTGCGGGTGGACTTGAAGTTGGAGAACACATTCAGATCCAGGGAAGATTCCAGAGCCGTGAGTACGCTAAGAAGATAAGTGACAATGAGATTGAGACAAGGGTTGCTTATGAAGTATCAGTAAGCAGGATTGATTACGCAGAGGAGGGCGAAGCTAATGCATAGTGATATTACAGTTAGAGATTTAGCAAGTATGGCTATTGATGAAGACGTGGTATGCCAGATATGGACACCACAGCAGGGAACAGTATTTAACGGTTCGTTTGAGGAAGCTAAGTATTCAGCCTATGCGGATAGGGAAATTGATAACTTCCAAGTTGAAGATGGCGTATTTGTTATGAATATATAATAAGGAAAGGATATGTTTATGGAAAGAGCAGTTTTAAAAAAAGTAGTTCTTGAAAACTTTATGTGCTACGCACACGCAGAATTTGATTTTTATGCCATTACAAAGATTATGGCTAAGAATGGCAAGGGCAAGTCGACTATTGCCACAGCTTACTTGTGGTGCTTGTTTAACTGTGATTATGAGTTAAAGGATAATCCGGTTGTCAGACGAGAGGTTGACGGAAAATCCGTTGATGATATGGACACAAGTGTTGAACTTACACTTGATGTTGATGGAAAAGAAATAACTATGAAGAAAGTACAGAAGCGTACTTATAGCAAAGATAGCAGCGGCTATAAGGACGATAACAAGTATTTCATTAATGATGTGCCTAAGACATTAAAGGATTTCAACGCATATCTTGATGTTGATATGAATGTATTCAAGATGTGCAGTAATGTGAACGCATTTCTTAATCAGAAACCGGCAGAAATGAGAGAATACTTATTCGGTCTTGTAGGAGATGTTACAGACCTTGATATAGCTTCACAGAAAGCTGAATTAGCCGAATTAGTTCCTTTACTTAATAAGTATACAGTTGAAGAATTGTCCGCTATGAATAAGGCTACCAAGACCAAAATTACAAAGGATTTGCCTATTCTTGACGGACAGATTAAGGAAAAGGAAAGAGATATACAGCTTAAGCAGACTATTGAAGTATCCGACCTTGAATTACAGAAGAACAGCCTTAAAGTACAGATTGCTGATTGCGTGGCAAAGCAGACAGACAATGAAAAGCTGATGGCTGAATATGACAAGGGTAGTTCGGATATTCTCAATTTGAAGTTTGAACTTAACGATATGTCACGCAAGGCTAATGAGGACAATGTTAAGGCAAGAAGAAATCTTGAATCACAGATTAGCAACCTTAATTATGTGATTATAGATAGTAAGCAGTCAGTAAGTAGTGCAGAAATTATTGTTAGTCTTGATAAAGATAAAATAGCTGAATATCAGAAAACACTTGATGATAGCAGAACCGAATGGAAAGCCGGAAAAGAGCGTGTATTTGACAAGAATAACCTTATTTGCCCTTATTGCAAACAGGGATACCCGGAGGATAAAAAAGAGGAATTAAGGGCAGATTTCAAGGCACACAAAGAAGCAGAACTTAACAGAATTACTGATAAAGGCAACACAGCTAAGAAAATGCTTGATGAAGTCAAAGGATTGTTAGTTGGAGCTGAACAGGAATTGGCTGACAGAAAGCAGAAGTTAGAAAAACATTTAGTGGATTTAGCAGACCTTGAAAAGCAGTTATCAGAACTTCCACAGGAAATTGATGTGTCAGCTACAGAGGAATACAAGGCACTTGAACAGCAGATAGCTGAAAAGGAACAGGCTATGCACAAGGCTAATGACGTTTCGGCAATTAAGGCAGAATTAAAGTCGCAGGAAACAGCTTTAAGGCAGCAGTTAGCAGAATGTGAAAGCCAGATTGTAAAGTCTGATACGGCAGCAGATGAACAGCGACTTGAAGAATTAAAGCAGACAAGGATTGATAGCGAACAAAATAAAACTAATGCCGAGAAAATCCTTGATTTACTTGATGAACTGGATAAGGCAAAGAATGAAGCCTTGACAGAAGCCGTAAACAGTCATTTTGGGTTAGTTAAGTGGCAGTTGTTTACTTATACAAAGTCTGGTGGTTACAAGAGTTGTTGCATACCGACAGTTGATGGAAAGAGCATTTTAACAACTATGTCTAATAAGGGTAATAGGATTTTAGGCAGAGTTGATATTTGCAACTCAATTCAGAAGATTAGCGGCATATCGGTGCCTATTGTTTTAGATGATTCTGAAAGCCTTAGTACAGATAATCAGAAGAAAGTTGCTGAAATGGTGGATAGTCAGTTGATTATGCTGATTGTGAATGATAGTGAGAAATTAGAGATTATGGAGGGATAGTATGACGAAATTAAGAGTTTGGCATAATTGCCAAGTGGGAGCGGTCGAAAACTTTTATGTCGAAGTTGAAAGCATTGAACAGGCTTGGAAAATCCTTAATACATTATGGGATTATGATTTATTTCAGTACGAAAACAACATAAAGCCGGATTACTGTAACGCTTCCGGACTTGAGTATTTTGATGAGGAAGAACAGGAATGGTGTGAGTGGTACGACGATGACGGATTGGATATAAAAGAACATTTTGAAGAAAGTGAGGAATAATTATGATTAAAGCAGAAGACGGAGAAGTTACATTTAGAGGTATAAAAAGCCATGTTATGGCAGAGGCGGTCACTGTTTTACATGCGCTTAAAGAGGTGGTTTCAGAGGAAGAGTACAAAATGGTAATTAGACTTGCTGATAAAAGCGAGAAGCAGTTGAGTGGTGAAGTCGAGAGAGCGAGAGAAATGCTCAAAAAGTTACTTGGATTATAGGAGGAATAATTATGGCAGAGAATACAGCAGTTGCGGAAAAGAAAGAAGCTGAAAGCAGAGAGCTTGTAGCAAAAGATTTTACAGAGGGAATGGTTGTAAAAATCAAGCAGAAAGAGAAGTTCGGCTTAACGTTCCCTAAAGATTACAACTACACAAATGAGCTTATGTCAGCAATGCTTATTTTACAGGACACACAGGATATGAATAAGAAGCCTGTATTACAGAGTTGCACAAGGGCAAGTATTGAAAATGCACTTATCGAAATGGTAACAGACGGATTATCAATAAGAAAGAAACAGTGTTACCCAGTCGCTTATGGGGGCAAATTAAGCTGTCAACCGTCTGTTTATGGTGCAACTTGCCTTGCTAGAAGATATGGGCTTAAAGACATTAATGCATCAGTTATTTATAAAGGGGATGTATTCAAGTACCACAAAGAAGATGCAAAGACAATTATTGATTGCCACGAACAGAGTTTTGAGAATATCGACAATGATAAGATTGTTGGCGCTTATGCGGTAGCGATTATGGGAAATGGCGAGAAGATTGCAGAAGTTATGACTATGGCACAGATAAAGACGGCTTGGAAACAGGGATACGGATATAAGGAGACCGGAAATGGAGTTCATCAGAAATTCGCAGACCAAATGGCTATGAAAACTGTTAAAAATAGACTTCTCAAAGCTATCAACAATACTCATAGCGGTTTTGGTAAAGAAGATGATTACGAGGAAATCAGCCACGATGAAATACTCGAACAGGATGTTGCCTATGATATTGAGCAGAACGCAAACACAGTAGATTTTGACGAGGACAACATAATTGATGTAGAGCCGACAGACACAGCCGACAAGCAGTCAGAGGAGCTACCGCCATTCATGCAGAGTGAGGAGGATTAATATGAGAGTAATTTCACAAGACGGAACAATAGATGTTCCTTATGAAATGATAGCTATTCAGAAGTTCAGAAATGCTATTTATTTTTTGAACCGTAATTTATCAGGAGTAGAAGACTTGACTAGCGACATTACATTAGCTGAATATTCCACAGAAGAAAAGGCAATTAAGGCTACAGAAATGCTTAGAAAAGTATATGAAAATAATGTGTTTTATCATTGCATAGCCGGTTCAAAGCGTTTTGAAGAAGTGCAGAGTATTTTGAGTGAGGAACAATTTCGGAAAGCTACAACAGAGTACTTTCAGTTCCCACAGGATGATGAAATCGAGGTGTGAGTATGAGATTGAAATGCTTAGGCTCATCGTCAGCCGGAAATTGCTATCTGCTAACTTCCAACAGTGGAGAAACACTTATCCTTGATTGTGGAATCCCAATTAAGGAAATCAAGAAAGGCTTAGATTGGCATATAAGGGGGATAAGGGGCATGATAATAAGTCATGCCCACCTCTAGACCACAGCAAGTCATTAGACAATTTTAAATCAATGGGAATACCGATACTAGCCCCATATTTAGGCGATAGCTGTAAATCAATGAATATGGGCGAGTTTACAGTAAAGTCTTTTGATTTAACAACAATAGACGGAAGCTGGACACATACAGACGCAAATGGCGAGCCTTGCCCGATATTCGGCTTTTTGATTACTTACCCGGAAATGGGGAGAATGCTTTACATAACCGATTGTGAACTAATCAAGTGGAAGTTTAAAGACATAAACCACATTCTACTAGGTGTGAACTATGACAAGGATTTAATCGACAGGAATAACACAGGCAAAGCTAACCATGTATTCAGAGGTCACTTATCCATTGACACAGCTTGCGATTTTGTTAAGGCGAATTATTCAGATAGCTTGCAGAATGTCATAATGTGCCATCTATCGAGCGAAAATGCTGATAGAGATAGTTTTATCGAGAAGATGAAAAAAGTTGCTTGTGGGGCGAATGTAGATGTTGCAGTTGCAGGGAAAAGTTGGGATTTGAAAAATCCTAGCGAGTGTCCGTTTTAGAAAGGAAATTATATATAATGGCAAATAAATTATATGAGTTATTTCATCCAGAAGTAAAGTTACAAAATAAGCGATTGTCCGGCAACGACCCTTGTATAGATTGTGTTAATGTTCATAGGTATCATAGAGGAACTGCATTAGAGACCAAGATATTAGTCAAAGAAAAATGCAATGGCTGCATGAAAAAGATACAATATGATGTTGACTGTATGGACAAATTAAGATGGTATGAGGATAACGATGAAAAGGTTTCTGCTATGGAACAAAAGGATAGAGATATATATGATTGCGGAGTGAAATGTCCTGAATATTTACACAATGGCATTCCTGTTTTTTATCCTGATGGATGGTCTTAATAAATACAATAACAATGCAAATTGAAAGGAAACAGAAAGGAGCAGTAATGCTGATATTAGCTTTTTATATCATATTTATTATCATTATATTTTTTGCAACGCTTGGGGACTATGATAATGTTGCAGTTACTCCAAAGCAGATATATGAATGTACAAACCTTAACATTTTTGCTTGTACATTGATATTTATAATTGCATTTGTTTTAAACCCCTTATTTTTTATATTGCATTTTATTGATTGGGTGATGCATTTTGGCAGAAAGGAGCAGTAATGGAGAGATTAACGGAAAGCAGAAGATGGTTCGAAAGAGTAAGCATACGGACGAAAAATCAGCAATTGATTGACAAGTTAGCATATTATGAAGACTTAGAAGAACAGGGCAGGCTTATCAAGCTGCCTTGCAAGGTGGGAGATACAGTTTATCATGTTGTGCAAGGAAGAATCGTTGAGGTTTCTAATGTTGATTTGTTTTTCTTATTGTTATCGGTTGTTGAGAACAGGTTTAATAATTCGGTTTTTCTAACAAAATCCGAAGCAGAAGCAAAACTGGAAGAATTGAGAGGTAGTAATGAGTAAAAGAAAAGCAATACCTAAAAAAGTGAGACAAACTGTATATCTCATGTATAACGGACATTGTGCTTACTGTGGTACAGAAATAGCTTACAAAGATATGCAGGTAGACCATGCAACACCGCTTAGGATAGGTGGAGCAGACGACATTTCAAATTACATGCCAGCTTGTAGGAGCTGCAATCACTATAAAGCTACTTTAGATGTCGAGGGATTTCGAAAGTATCTTTCAGAAATACATAAAAGGCTTATGCGTGACAGCATACCTTATCAAGTAGCGGAGCGGTTTGGAATCGTTGAGTATGTGTCTGACGATGTAAAATTCTATTTCGAAGAATTGAGAGGTGGAGAAAATGGATAAATTTCTTAAAAGCGTAAGCGATCGTGACTTTGATAGAAGAATATTGGAAGTCGTTGAAATTCTTGAGGAAAAACAACTCTACGGAACTATCAGTTTGATAAAAGATTTGAAATATTACCTTGACTTAGCCACAAAAGAAAAAGCACACACTTACAACTGCCAGCACAACAGCAATCCAAGAGATAATGAGCCTTGTTGCAGATGCGATAGCAGACAGACCAATGCCAACAGGATAAGGAATATGTCGGATGAAGAGTTGGCAGAGTTTCTTATAACTTTTAAGAACACATTCGGCGAAGAATACGAGGGAGAAGCTAGTTGTATGGATTGGCTTCAATCAGAAGCGGAATAGGAGAGAATGTGGAAGATAGATATTTATTTAAAGCAAAGAGGACTGATAACAGAGAATGGGTTATTGGAAATCTTATTCAGAGTTTAACACGAAGTTGGATTTCATCAGAGCAGGAAGATAAAGCACGATTAAGGTCAATTTCTAATACTCAAGCACAGTGGAGAGCTGTTGAAGTTGATTTGTCTACATTATGTCAGTGTACAGGCTTGAAAGATAAGAACGGCAAGCCAATTTGGGAGGGTGATATCCTACATAATGGGAATTATTTTGTTGTCAAATGGAATGCACCTTGTGCAAGATTTGACATTGTATTACATAATTCAATTAACATTCCAATAGGAAAATGGGAGCCAATGATTTGCGATTGGAAAACCAATGATTTTAAAGAATATAGAAAAGCCGTTGATTATGAAGTTATCGGCAACATATTTGATAATAAAGAGTTATTAGAAAGCGAGGGATAATATGGCAAAAATATTTAGGTTTAGCGGCTACTTTGTAGAAAATGATGAGATAGAAGATGTAGCCAACTTTGAGGACAGAATTAGTGAACTATGTGTGGAAAGCGAGGATATTATTCAGCAGTTACATATTGAAGAAAGTGAGGAATTTGAAGCTGATGGAGAATTAGAAGAAAATTGCGACCTTGCGTTACTTACAAGGCATTTTAAGGCAGATAACATCAGCACAGAATTTGACAGACCTTTACCACATAAAGGCGAGAAATATAAGCATTTTAAGATTGGTAAGATTGTTACTGTTATCGGTATTTCAAGACACACAGAAACCGAGGAAATTTCAGTTGTATATGAATATGAGGGGCATATCTGGAACAGACCTCTTGATATGTTTATGAGTGAGGTTGATAAAGAGAAATATCCTAATGCAGAACAGAAATACAGATTTGAGTTAGTAGAAAGTGAGGAAAAGTGATGAATTATATTTTGTTAATTTTATCATTTGTACTTATTAAGTTAGGTATCTCTTTGATAGAAAGCTTTGCTATATCATGGATAGCTTGTATATTAGGCATTAACATAGCATTTAAGATAATTTTATTTGTGGTATTTATTATAAATTTGTTTTTGCCTGCAAAAGGAAATTAAGGAGGAAAAGTAATGAATCGTGTAATTTTATGTGGAAGAGTTGTTAGAGACCCAGAGATTAGATATTCACAAACAGTAAACGGAAGTATGGCGGTAGCAAGGTACACATTAGCCGTTGACAGAGCTTTTAAGAAAGAGGGCGAACAGGCAGCAGACTTTATTAACTGTATCGCATTTGGCAAGAATGGAGAGTTTGCGGAGAAATATTTACATCAGGGAACTAAGATAATCGTTGAGGGTAGATGGCAGACAGGCAATTATACTAACAAAGACGGTCAGAAAGTCTACACTAATGATTGTGTTGTTGAAAGACATGAATTTTGTGAAAGTCGTGCTAATCAGCAGAACAATAACAATGGAATTATGGGCGGTAATGCTAGTTCAGACAGTTTTATGTCGATTCCAGACAATGTAGCTGATGAGGGACTACCATTTAATTAAAAGGAGCGTGATAAAAATGACAGAAAAAGAACACAGAATGTCACCTAATATTTCAGAAAGAATGTTAGAAGAAAACAGGCAGGCAGGATATAGCCACGGATATACAGTTGGCTACAATGAAGCTATTTACGATACTGTAGAAGCTATAAAGAAGTTGCGTGCTTTTACTGTTTTAGAAGAGGAAGAGATTGACGAGATGGCAAGGCAACTAAAGTTAAAGGCAGGTGGCAATTCTTGAATTATCAAAACATAGCAAGAGCCAAAGCAATAGAACAGGAAAACAAAAAGCGACTATTGAAGCTCAATCCAAAGCTGAATGACAAAAGTGGAATATATTTTCTGCTCCGAGAAGATGAAAACGGATTTAAGTACGCTTACATCGGACAGGCGGTACATACACTTAGCAGATTGGCAAGCCACCTTGTAGGCTACGAACAGCATATAGACCTTAGCTTACGCAAACATAAGCTATACGGCAAAGAGAAAAATCCTTATGGTTGGCGAGTTGAATTTCTGAATTTCCCCGAAAGCCAGCTTGACGAGAAAGAGAAGTATTACATCAAACTATATGCCGATAAAGGCTATCAGCTTAGAAATGTCAGTTTAGGCGGTCAAGGAGAAAATCGTGCTAGTGGTTCAATAGGCGAGAGAAAAGCACCTAAAGGCTATATGCAGGGCGTACAACAAGGTAAAAAAGTGTTAGCAAGGGAATTGTCCTCTATCGCAGAAAAGCACCTTATAATCCGCTTAAAGCCCGAAAAAGAGCACAACAAGGTATCGCAGAAACAGTATGAGAAATTTATGGATTTATTGAAAGTGGGTGATTCAGAATGAAGATTTTAAGTAAGAAGAAATATAACAAACTCATTGAAGATTTTGAGAAATTGCAGAAAAAGGTCGAGGAACTCAAAAGGATAAATGAGAGTCTTGGGAAGAAGTTAGAGTATAAAAAGACAAGTTGCAAAATGAATAACGGAAAAGACTTTTGTTTTAATTGTGCAAACTCTTACAGATACAAGACATATTGGGGAACAACAGAAATTGAGCGGTGTGGTTGCCTACTTGATGTGTCTTGTGAGGATTTTAAGAGAAAAGAAAGCGAGTGATTCAGAGTGAGTAACAATGCGAATATAGTAATAGCACAGGCTTTAATGATGAGAATTAAAGATTATACAGAAAGAGCCTTGAATGAAAAAGATGTAACACTCGACATGGCTATGACTGAAATACGCTATACAGTTGACGCTTATGACGAGCATTTTCAGACAGGCAGAAAGCCCCAGTAACTAACTAAAAATCAAAGAAAGGAATAGGTTGTGCGCACATAAAACCGAGGTTTCCTTTTGGTAGATTTAGAATGTATAAAAAGAAGATTAAATGCGAGATATATCGTGATTCTATGCAGAATTACAAGAAATACGCAATACCCCCAGCACAGCTTATTATTGCTGATGTTCCTTACAATGTAGGAACTAATTTCTATGGAAGTAACCCTATGTGGTACAACGGTGGCGATAATAAGAACGGAGAGAGCAAACTTGCGAAGAAAGCAGCTTTCAATTCAGATTTTAATTTCAATCTGTATGAATACTTCCATTTTTGCTCAAAAATGTTGAAAAAAGAGGACGCAAAGCCTATCGCAAGGGGCAGAAGTAGTAACAGTCCTTGTATGATTGTATTTTGTTCATTTGAGCAGTTGTCAACATTGATTGCGGCGGCGAAGAAACACGGATTTGTTAATTACATACCGCTTGTATTCTGTAAAAATTACAGCCCACAGGTACTTAAAGCGAATATGCGTATCGTTGGTGCTACGGAATATGCACTCGTACTATACCGAAATAAGTTACCGAAATTCAGAAACGGCTTGCAGATTGATGAAAACGGAAAGAATATCAGAGGTACAGGGCATATGGTATTTAATTGGTTCAACTGGGAGAAAGACGGAAAAGACATACCAAAAATTCATCCAGCACAAAAGCCTGTAGCAGTCCTTAAAAAGCTGATTGAGATTTTTACAGACGAGGGAGATACTGTTATTGACCCTTGTTGCGGTAGCGGTAGCACGCTAAGAGCCGCCGCAGAACTTGGCAGAAGTGCATACGGATTCGAGATTGACAGAAACTTTTACGAGCGTGCAAAGAATGAAATGCTTGTATTTGAAAAGGATAGTCAAATGAATATAAGTGATTTTATAGGAGATACAGTATGATAGTACATTGTTTATTTGAGCAGTCAGGAACATTCAAGAATGCTTTCAAAAAGTATGGAATTGAAGCCTACGACTATGATATTCAGAATGAATTTAACGAAACTGACTATGTTACTGACCTTTTTAAAGAGATTGATAGTGGGTATCAAGGTGAGCCGAGTTTATTCGATATGATAAGCCCTGATGATTTGATATTTGCATTTTTCCCTTGCACTAGGTTTGAAGCACAAATACTTTTATCCTTTTGGGGTCAACAAAAACAAGATAAGAATATGACCTTGTTGGATAAGTTAGAAAGAGATTTGCGACTTCATACAGAGTTACATCGTAATTATCTATTAGTTACTAAACTTGCAATAATTTGCGAAAGAAAAGGATTGAGAATGGTTTTGGAAAATCCGGTTGGGGAACAACATTATCTTACCCGGTATTGGTGCGTTAAACCGAAAGTGATTGATAAAAACCGAAGAGAGAATGGAGATTACTTTAAGAAACCTACTCAATTTTGGTTTTTCAATTTTGAACCGAAATTCAATTTTATTTTTGAAGCGTTGGATTGGGTTGAACCTAAAACTTGGAGTGGTTTATCGCAAACAGAACGCAGTATGATACACCCACAGTACGCAGATAGATTTATCAGGCAATATATTCTTGATGAAGCGATATGGAGAAGCGAGGAAACTTAGTATGACACAGGATGGACAATTTGAATTAACAGACTTTTTAGGCAAGAAGATTGAGAGTAAATCCGTTATGGACTTGACAGCTTGGATAAATAGTCAAGGTAAAGCACAGTATACGCAGATTGGTGAGATTATAGAAGATGTTTACAATAGTGAAAAAGACAGTGGGGAACTTATTGGCAGGCTTACAAATGCAGTATCAGTGTATGTTCTTAATCAGTCTATGGGGTATATGGATTATTTGAGAAAGGAAAGTGAGTGATGAAAGATGAAACAAAGCAGGAAATACAGATTTTGCTTGACCTACTCAAAGGCAGTCTTCTACTAAAAATAAAATATGGCAACGGATAATAGTGGTAACTTGATGTTCTTTGATACGTCTGCCTATGTTAGAAGTAAAGGCAAGGAATTTGACGGATTCAGAATTAATATCAATGATTTAGTGAAGTAACAATGTGACAGAACTTGAAGAATAGGAGCAATGATATGGCAATATATAGAAATGTTCAATTATCATTTTGGACCGATAACAAGGTTGAAGATGATTTTACGCCAGAGGACAAGTATTTCTACATATATTTGCTAACAAATCCACAGACAAATATATGTGGGTGTTATGAGGTTAGTTATTCGCAAATGACAAGGCAGACAGGTTATAACAAAGATACTATTATCAGACTGTTAGAAAGGTTTGATAAGGTGCACAAGGTTATTAAGTTTGATTCAGAAACTAAAGAAGTGCTGATATTACATTGGTATAAATATAATTGGAGCAAATCAGAGAAAGTCTTGGCGGGGGTTTTAGGAGTTGCCAAACATATTAAATCTGATGAATTTAGAAAATATGTTAATGATATGGTTGATTCCATTAAAAATGATACCATATGTATAGGGTATACATACCCTATGGAGACATCTGTTTCTGATACTGATTCTGATACTGTATCTGATTCTGTTTCTGTTAATAATAATATAGTAAATAAAAAGAAAGATAATATAGATAATAATATATATATAAATATTATTAGTTACTTAAATAACAGATGTAATACCAGATATAGATACAATACGCCTAATACTAAGAAACATATCGGGGCAAGAATCAAAGAGGGATATACTGAACAGGATTTTTACACAGTCATAGATAAAAAAGTTAATGAATGGCTTGGAACCGAAAGGGAAAGATATTTAAGACCAGATACCTTGTTTGGCACGAAGTTTGAGAGTTACCTTAATCAGAATGTTGTTTCTGAAAAGCAAGGCAATCAGAATTTCAATAAGGGTGCTATTGATTGGGATAATATATAAAGGAGCGATGAAAATGGAAAAATTTTATGTTGTTACAAATGAAGATTATTTAAAAGAGTTACATCGTGATGAAGTAATAGAAAAAAACAGAAGAGAATTCATCAAAGATTTTTTCAATCGCATAGGAATAAGTGGAAATCATTATTATATGCGTGGAGATGGTAATGTTAATGTTGCGTTTAAGGAAAATACAAAAAGTAATATTGAATTGTATATTGATGATGTGCAGGAAAATAGTGAAAAATTTGGTAATCAATTAAACAAGCCTAAAATGTTTAAAAGTCAAAGTATGAGAAAGTTTAAAAAAGGCTGCAAAATATTAAAGCAATTTCAAGATGAATGTATTAAAAGGGAGATAGTTATTAATGCTTATCCTTTGAGGTGTGGAGACTACTTCGAAGAAACGAAAATGGGTGGCTATTCAATAACAAGTTTTAAATACAATGGAAAACAATACTTGCGTATGAGTACCAATCGCTATAATTCATTAACTCCTTGTGAAAATGGCTTTGAAGAGATAAAAGGTAGTGAGTTTTTTAAAGCACTTGAATCAGTAAGGGCAGGTGACAAGAATGAGTAGATTAGATGATACACTCAATAAAATAAATTTTAGAAGTGATTATCCGCACAACGGAGTGGTTGAATCACTCTTAAAAACAATTGCAATTAATAGTGCTATTATATGTGACAAATTAGATACTATTTCTAATCAATTGAAAGGGGATAGTAATGACAAGAGAAGAAACAGTTAAAATTATCCGCATTATGTGCGATTGCTACCCTAACTACAAACCTAACAACCTATCAGAAACAGTAGATGTTTGGAATATGATGTTGGAAAATTGCACTTATGAACAAGTGTCAGTCGCACTTAAAGCATACATCAACTCTGATATAAGCGGATTTGCTCCAAGTATAGGACAGTTGATAGGTAAAATACAGACTATATCACAGCCGCAGGAACTTGACGGAATGACAGCTTGGGGGTTGGTTAGTAAGGCGTTACGGAATGGCACATATGGGGCGGTTGAAGAATTTAACAAACTACCGCCACTTGTAAAACAGGCGGTTGGTATGCCAGATAACCTTAAAAACTGGGCGACATCAGATTATCAGACGATTGAAACAGTAATACAATCAAATTTTCTAAGAACTTACGAAACAGTTGTTAAGCGTGCGAATGAAATAAATCGTATGCCGGACAATATCAAATCACTTATCGAAAAGACGAATGTAAATTCGTATAAGGCTCAAATCGAGCAAAAATTCCAAAGAGATATAAATACATTACAAATTAAAGAAAATGCCCTTATTGGTCAAAATACAAACGCAGAAGAGTATATTGAAGCACCTCAAGATATTCAAGAAAGAATAAACGCCATGAGGTAAATTATGAAACCCCAAAATTGTATTTATCCCGATTGCTTTAACTGTACTTTAGATGATTGTTTATACAATACGCTTGAACAGCCGGATATAGTTCAGCAAAATAAACTAGATAAAGAAATTGCCTTTAGAAATAAATTAGAGCAATTAGAACCTAAGCAAAGAGCAAAGGCTATATATGACAGAATGTATGAACAGAGCGAAAAAGGCAAAGCTAGACGCAGACGATATAATCAGTCAGAAGAACATAAAATTAGCCAGAAGAAATATTTTCAGACTAAAAAAGGCAAGGCTGCACAAAAAAGGTATAAGCAATCAGAAAAAGGCAAAGCTGCACAAAAAAGAATAGAAGCTAAAAGGATTGAAACCGGTAAAAATGCCATATACTGTAAAAGATATCGGGAGAAAAAGAAAAGAGAGGCTATGTTAAATGAGCAAGTCGGAACAACGAAGATTTCAAGAACAAATGATGAGAGTTCAATTAAACAGGCAGAAGAATAAAGAAAATAAAGAAATGTTTGGTAATGCCTTAACGATTCTGTTATGGGTTTTGCACGATAAATTCGGATTTGGAAATAAGCGACTAGAACGGCTTATTGATGAGATTGACAAATTCAATGAGAATTTTAACGCAGGGCTTATAGATCCGAAAGAACTTATTGAACAGTTAGAAGAAGAGACAAAAATAAAAATTAAATATTAAGGAGTATGGCTTATGAAGTTTTCAGAACTGACTAAGCCGGAGCTTGATGAAATAATTGAAAATGCCAATTTTACAGAAGAAGAATTGAGAATTTTCAAGTTGCTTGTGGGTAATATGAGCTTAGAGCAAATTAGCCAGAGGCTCATGTTATCCAAAGCAACAATTTCAAGAAGAATTAAGGATATGAAAATCAAGATAGAAAGGACTGATGAAATGGTTAAAACAATCCCTATATGGGAAAAAGTAACACTGACAGTTGAAGAAGCGTCTGAATATAGCAATATTGGAATTAATAGAATTAGTACAATGCTTAATGAGATTAGTTGCCCCTTTGTTTTAAAGGTCGGAAATAAAAGGCTTGTCAAGCGTAAAGAGTTTGAGAAATATATAGAAAAAAGTAGGGAAATATAGAGATATATTGAAATATAAGCTATTGTGTAGTAATATTAATTATCACGCAATAGCTCTTTATTTATTGAAAGGAGCTAAAGAAAATGGGAAAGGATTTAAAAGGTAAAGAGCTAGGAAATGGAATCTGTCAACGGAAGAACGGAAAATATTGTGGCAGGTATGTTGATAGATTCGGTCAGAGAAAAAGCATTTATGACGATAAACTGTCAGAATTAAGAAAGAAACTTGCAATTGCAATAGCTGATAGTCAGTCATTTACAAGCATAAGAGATGACATTAAGTTGGACGATTGGTTTAATCGTTGGGTAGATGTGTACAAAAAGAAAAGTGTACGCCCCAATACACTTAGGGAATACACTCACATATACACTAAGAATATATCACCTTTTTTGGGAAATCGCAACATAAATTCCTTTGTTAAGTCGGATATTCAACAATTAATTGATATTACTGACGATAAGGGCTATGGATATGAACGGCAAAACAAAATTAAAGTTATATTATCAGACATGTTTTCAAGAGCGATGGAAGATGAGCTTATGTCCAGAAATCCAACAAAAGGAGTTAAATTGAGGGCAAAAAAGGAAGTTTTCGCTAAAGCATTAACAATTGATGAACAAGAAGTATTTTTTGAATGCTGTGCTGGCACATTTTACGACAATCTATTTAATATTGCTGTAAATACAGGGTTGAGACCGGGAGAACTTTTTGCCTTAACTGAAAATGATATTGATTTTGAAAATGGGCTAATAAATGTATCTAAGACGCTTGTATATCAGAAATACCTTGATGATGAACGCAAGGAATTTCATTTAGAAGAGCCTAAAACAGAACAGAGCAATAGGAAAGTGCCTATGAACAGCTTATGCAGAAAGTATCTTGAAAGGCAGATAAGGCAGAAGCATGTTATCAAAAACAAACAGCCTAAAGAGCAGAACGACTATTTATTTACGACAAAATTTAACACACCACTTAATTCAGTTTTATACAGTGCGGCGATTGATTCTATTGTAGATACAATAAATCTTGTCCATTCTGTTGATGAAGAAATGGAATATTTCAGCGGTCACGCTTTAAGACACACATTTGCAACAAGATGCTTTGAGGCGGGTGTGCAGCCGAAAGTTGTTCAATCATATTTAGGTCATGCAACATTACAAATGACAATGGATTTATACACACATGTTATGCCACAGAAAGCAAGTGACGACATTGAAAGAATTGTTAAAAACGAAAATAAAATTGTTGATTTTGTGAAAAACGTGGTGTAAATGCGGTGTAAATATACGCCATACACCAACTAAAAATCCAGTATTTATGCTATTTAGAAGATTAAAAATGTATAATATTTTAGAAACTTATTATGTATACCAGATAACTCCTTATGACCTTAATGAGAGTTATGATAATTACTGTATTTAAGGGATTTTGCGGAGGATAAAATAAAAGTGCTTACTCCATCTATACACCACATAAATCTATATATTTCTATGTATTTCAATGGCAAAATGGTGTAAAAATGGTGTACGGAAAATTTAATGGTGTACGGATAAAGACAATTAAATAAAAGAGCTTTTGCGTGATGTAAATATGAGAAGAACTTGATAATGTTCTTCTCTTTTTTTATGCCAAAATTAAGTTAGAAAGAGAGGTAGTGCGAATGTTTTCGGATGAAATTAGAGAAAAAATCTTAAGCAAAGAAGAATTACAGAAACTTGACTTAGTAACATTATCTCTTGTTATCCACGCAATCGAAGAAGTCTTGGAGGAGGTAGAAGATGATAAACAATCCTTATCAGACAACACCTATGATGAATAATAATTATATGCCTATGCAGAATCCATATGCGGATAGAATGAACTTTTTGCAAAATTATCAACAGAGCTTACAACAACAGCCTATGCAGATAAATCAACAGCCTATTCCACAGCAGGTGTCAGGCATTAACGGAAGAATAGTACAAACAGTTGAAAATATAAACGCTAACGAGGTCCCTATGGATGGCTCAATGGCTTTTTTTCCTAAGCAGGATATGTCGGAGATTTATGTTAAGGGCTGGAATGCTGACGGAACAATTAGAACGATTGTGTATAAGCCTTATACAGCCCCTAAAGATAATCAGACAGTAAA